TTACTCAGTCACGCATTCTTCGTAAGAGATGTCGGTATAGAGAGATTTTGCTGTCTCCGCGGGGTTGTCTCTGTCAGGACGGTTCCAGTTAAGATAGGCAAGATTATCAAGGGTGTGTATTTCGACGCCAGAAGTTCTTTTGATTTCATTAAATATTTGCTTGAGGCGCGTTTGAACCGACTCAAATTTCTGCCGGTTTTCGGAAGTCACGCGCATTTTTCTAAATCTGATTAACTCAGCAATCTGATGCTCAGTTTCATGAGGGGACATCAGAGATCGAATATGTTCATGAATGGCGGTTTTTGCTGCATTGAGATCTGCTTGGGCCTTCAGTGCTTTATCACTAAGGTCCTTATATTTTTCCTTCAGATTGCTTAATATTAAAAGCTCAGAATCCAAATCAGGCTGCTTATCAATAATTTTTTTTAGTGACAGTTGAAGCGCCTCTATAGACTCTTCGAACTTCTGAATTTCCTTTTGCGTTAGCTCAGACTCTTCTAGTTTCTCTATCATTACAATTGCGGAAACGGTTTTTTCTTTAAAGTACTCAATTTTATTTAGATTGATCTTATTGTTTTTTACGAACCAAATTTTTTTCGTTGGATTCCATTGAGCTGTTTTGAATATCTCTCTGAATTGATCTTTGATGGCGAATGGAAAGGATACCTCAAGATAGTCGCCTACAGGCTTAAATGATATTGACATTGCGCTGCTCCGTTTGTTTTATTCATACCTGTAGTGTATAACTTACTTGATATTTTTTCAATATGCTGGTGATTGATATAGACAAGTATTTTAATTTGGCTGATTGGAGTTTTATTATTGGTGGATTTCTTGGTTAAACTACTTGTTTGGCAACAAGCGATCTCTTCTCACCAAACATAATCAAAGGGAGGAGATCCACAACCGGTGACTGCCGGAGGGCTCCAGTCGACTGATTCGGACATAAAGCTATCCAAGGTTAGGGTAAAGCGGATGGGGGGAAGAGGAAGATTTTGGCGTAGCATTAATAATCTTCGATGTTGCCAAATTCTGTAGCTGTGAGTTTTGTTACAGGAACAGAAAGCGTGAGAGGAGAGAAGTGGATCAGATCCGCCGATTCCTACCGCGTTGTGGGAGTTGAGAGGCTCCCTCCAGCAGTTCCGGGTGGGCGGTCAGATAGTCCCTACACCAGGGCTGGATATTGTGCGGAACGCCTTTCAAGATATTGAAGACGCCCGAGCTTCGGTAAATCATGTTCTTTGCGCTCAAGCCTCCTGCGATTCCGTCCTCTGGTTCGAAGTAGCGAGTGTTCTCGTGTTCAAGTACGTATGGAGCGAGGTAGGCCTTTTCGTCAGGAGTCAACTCACGAAGACGCTGCTCGCGGACAAGTCGAGCTTTTCGTGACTTCCAGGCCTTGATGGTTGCGTCTTTCAGCCAAAGGATCGTTGTCGCTGAAAGGTATGCTACAGAAAGAAGGAGGGCGCCGCCGATCTCCGCCTTGTGGTCCGTGCGGATCGCTGTCATCCCAAGGCTTTCAATCAGGGAGTCAGGAGAGAAGAGAACAAGGCTGCTTGCAATGCCGATGGCTAACAGCGGTCCTGGGGCATTCTTGAGCACTGCGCTAACAACACTTCCGAGCCATTCCATGGACATGCTGTGCCCTCCATTCGTTTCGAAGAATTGAAGCACACAGAATCGCTGCTGGTTTTTCTTTTATCGGACAACAGTGTTGTGATCTGACACCACGGCTTTGTTGGCTATATTCCTTCGGGTTGTCGATTTCTTGGCTTTGGGCTTTTGTGATTGAAGGGTGCCTCCGGGGTGATGCCTGAGAGGCGTTGATGACCGTGATGGGCAAGGAGGAGGGTGTTGCTACGCCCATCTCGTAAGCCACCTCGTGGTCCACAAAGTAGGGCAGCGGGATATTTTGAGAGGAAAGGGCGCGCTTTTCGGTGACCGAAGATGAGGGGGGGGTAATTGGCTGTAACCCTTTATTTACGGGTGGTTCAGCTGTCGTGAGCCGTATATTTTCTCTTAAAATAAATATCGGTGGTGACGACAGACCAGCTTCGCTGAATGTGGCCAGCGGTGGGTTGTCGTGGAGGAGGGAGCTTAGGTAATAGAGAGTGATGGTGGTGCGGGGTGCGGGACTTGAACCCGCATGTCTTGCGACGGCGGATTTTAAGTCCGCAGCGTATACCAATTTCGCCAACCCCGCTTTGCAGCAGCGACGGATCATACTGATTTTTCTAGGGATTGTCACAGGATTTCTGTCCACCCCCACACCCATCCCGCTGGCTAGCTTTGCTCCGAAGGAGCGGTAAAAAGGCATATACATTGCAAAAAATTAACATAAATAATTTGAAAGCGTGTTAATACACTTGCAAATAACTGTTGGGGACGTTATACTGTAGATAAGCCGAAACAGATTCACGAGTACAAAAATGAACGTATTAATCCTCTCCCCGCATGATTTCTCAGCGGGCCTTTCAGACATTGCTGGCTTGGACCTGCCTGACGCCTTCATCCCGACAGTTGTTTATAGCCTGGACGAATTAAAAGTCGAAGCACACGAATACAAAGTTCGTTGCGAAAAATTCTATGTGATGAACACCTGCGCCCTGGCGGTTCAATTTGCACTGCAATGTAAAGCTCCCGTTTGCGACAAGGCTGGCAACGCTATGTACTCCATTTCCTCGCAGCGCCAAGGCGAGCAAGAAGTGAATAGCTCCTTCTTCACGTTCAAAGAAATTCAGATCCGAGCAATCATCGAGTCTGCCTGCAGTACCCGCGATGCAGAAAAAGCAAGCCGGAGCGTGAACCTGATGCTAAGCAATGGCGGCGATTTTTTCGGAGAAAAAACAATACGAGATATTCTAGAAAAAAGCGTTAACTCCGCTGAAATTCTGGATGTATTTCAAAAGTCTTATGCGAAATATGTCAGCGATTTCGAAAAGAGAGTTAATCGAATCATCAAACCAAGCGCTCCTGAGATCGTGGATCTGAAGACCTTCCGCCCTACCGGTGCAAGCGTCCTGAGTTTTGAAATGGGATCAGGCAAATCGTTACTGATGAACAACGAGTTTGACTCAGCTCTGAGCGAGGGGCGCCTGCCAATGATGCTCGTGCCAAACATCGCGCTAACTGGCCCGCATGCCTCACGTGATGAACACTACAAAAACACTGTCGATTCAGACGGGCGAGAAATAATCAAGAAAGGTGCAATTTCAACACTGAACTCCGCAAAAATAAGCAGTCACTCCAAGATCAATAGCGCTGGAAAGGTGCTCATTGTTGATGAGGTCGTGAAGGGCTTTGAGCATATCAACGGCGATGCGTTCTTTGATGGAACCATCTCGGACAAGCGCTCAGGTTTCAAATTTTTGTTTGATCGCGTCAAAGCCTGCGAGGACGTAACGATCTGTGATGCCCATTTTGGCCAGGAATACATCGATATTATAGAAAACTTCTCGGGCAAAATATTCACCGCTTACACCGACAAAGGAGGCCGTTACAACAACACCAAACTGAATTACGGGAACTTGAAATGTGAAGATCTTATTCACAAGACAAAGACTGATCTAAGAAACAATGAATCAATAATGTTTTTTTCTGATCGTAAGCAGGATGTTGCTAAATCAATGCATGGAGAGCTTGCCGATTATGCCAAAAGTAAGGGTAGAAAATCGATCCTGCTGAATGCTCAAGAAATGAATATTGATGGAAGCATCGCGTCACAAGCAGCATCAGACCCGTCAAACGTACTAAAAGGTTACAGCTTGATTTTCTGCACTCCCGCCGTTGGTCCAGGCTTCAGTGCTGTGCTGCCCGAAGTTAAGAAAATCTATATCGATTGCTGCGGAACAATATCTCCATTGTCTCTAATCCAAACCTGCCAACGTTTTCGTAATGTTGAAGAGATTTACATCTCATTTTCACTAAATAACAGAAAGGCGATGCTACCAGAAAGCCGCTCAGACGTTTGCTACAGCCTTATCGAGCGCGAAAATGAGGTGGATCTCAGCGAGGGCGGCACCATTCTTTCGCACAACACTGCACTCCACGCGAAATTGATGGCTGACCCAATCTTATGTGCAGCGTTCGATTTTCTGGCAATAGAAAACTGGACAAGAAACTCGTACAAAAACTTTGTAATAACTGCAATGAAGCAGCTGGGGTTTGCGTTGAGATTTATATCCAGCAATGAAGATGAAGTGACTTTGCAGTCTACAAAATTAGCTTTGCGTAAGGCCGCTGAAGCTGAGTTTAAACGTAGTGTCTATAAGTCTTCTGAACTGATCGAAGCTAAAGAACTTTTAATGATGCAGAAAAAGGCTAAAGCCGGATTGGTGGATCAACGAACTAAGTATCTGATTGAGAAGGCTTCTGATGCGTCAATTATGGGAGTTAAGGATTCGTTCTCAGATATTGATTACGAATTTGTAGCACGAAAAGGACTGGCTTTGATTGACAGACTTCGCTTGGCAAACGGAAATCCTGGTTTAGAGCGCACGACAGCTGATCGAGTCAAAGCTCAGGTTCTAAGAGATATCCACAATTTCGTAAGCCGTGGCGATTTCACCAGTGAATCGTTTGAATCATTTGTGACTCACATGAAATCCGCGAAGGGTATTTACGAAGGTAAAAGCATTTCGCAAATCAAACTGCTAAAAAATTACTTCATGGTAATTGTTGATTCTAAAAATCACTACAAAGCGGTCAACTCCATGATCGGTCTTATGGGGTACAAACTGCGCTCTGACAAGAACAAGAAGATCGGGAAAGGCGCTGATAGAAAAAATGCTTATGTTCTTGATTCCTCATTTCGCGATGAAGCACTGAGCTACATGTACAAGGCTGACACCTGCTTACTCGATGCTACCCTGCAAGGCGTAGGCATGAGCGCTATGATTCAAGACAGCCACAAGAGCGGAGCACTAAATTTTGAGGGAGTACCGGCCTGAACCAGCGACACTTGCTCCAACCCGTGCGGATCGCCTCGGCATCCCTGAGGTTGGCTCGGAGCTGCTAGCTCAGCTTCACCTGGGCTTCTCCATTGATACCCTTCAGCATCTCTCCCAGGTTATCCAAATTGACACAAAAACCCTAGGTCGGGCCATTTCCCTTAGCCCGGCGACACTGGTTCGAAGGTTCAGGGCAGGGCGCTTCAGCACCGCTGAAAGCGACTCAATCTACCGTCTTGCGTCAGTCATTCTTGCCGCCCTGGATCTTTTCGAAGGAAATGCTTTGTCAGCAAAAAACTGGCTCCGAAGCCCTTCGCTATCCCTAGGAGGTCGCGAGCCTCTGGGGATGGTGCGAACTCAAGTTGAGGCGAGCGCCGTTCTTCGGCTCATTGGGCAGCTTGAGTACGGGGTTCTAAGCTAAATCACAGGCAAAATAAAAGGGCTCTCATCGAGAGCCCTTTTTTGGTCGCCGAACCAAATTGACACGAAAGCAATGAATCGTTCCAACAGTTACTATTATGACAACGTTGTATTTACTTGTCAATATAATAACTTTACGTGAGCTTATTTTTTTGCATGCATCTCCAGGGCTAGCTTCAGAATCTCGGGATCGAATTTGCTGAACAGTTCCATGGCGTGTTGCAGTTCGTTTGTTTGGCTCTGCTCAATGCCAAATTGTGTTTTTGAGATTCCGCATTCCCTCATGATGAAGTCGGTAATTTTCTGGCTGTTTTTAAGCAAATAATCGAAGTCATTTTTTAGGTTTGCATAGCCGTCTGTGACGTTCTGCTTAGTCGAGTGATTTACGAGGTGCTTCATCTCGACGTCACCGATCCCGGCTCGACCACCGAGGTTGATGAAGAAGTTTCGCATCGCATTGAGGTTGTAACGCTTGATGCCCGCTAGCTCGCAAATCTTCGCCATGTACGGGCGGCAGGAAGACTCAGAAAGCGGAGCTTCCCTAACGTCGCTCTGAAACAGATACGTTTTTTGAGGATCGTATTGCTCCACCACAATCGACCGCAACACGTCTGAGAAAGCGACAACGTACCTTCCCGAGGTTTTCAGATGCTTGTCTGCATACACGTCAGTGAAATCAAAACCGATGGGCGACCCCGTTTTCGAAAGCATCAGCATTGAGTTGGGTGTGCGCCGCAATTCTCCGCTACGCATCCCAACGAAAACGTTCGTCAAAATGATGTTTGTGCATGCTCGGGACTGATTCGTGCTGCGTCCGCGACCCGGTTGCTCCTCCCTGAATTTTAAAGCAGCGTTAAGGAATTTGGTCGCCGATTCGATGGTAATGTCGTGCTTTCGTCTTGGCGTCGTGTCCTTGACCTTCGTCCTTTTCAGAATTGCCGTTGGGTCCGCAAAGGCTGGGTCGTCCTTGTTTTCGCGGATAAATGAGTACAGGGCCGATATGTACTTTCTGAGATGACCTGCCGTTGTTTTCTGTTTCTTGGGTTCGCCGTTCTCATCGAGTATAGGTATTTCTTTCCCATTGGCATCGAGGACAGGAACGCCCTTAACTCTCTTGATGTGAAGACGTTCTTTCAGCGCTTTGTATCGTGTTTCAAACATCTGCTCGGTGATCTGGCGCATGTCCAAATCGAGCCAATCGTCCGCATAGCTGCCCACGATCCTTTCGTAATGCTCGCGTGTAGTCTCTTTTCTTCCGTGGATGTTGTCTGGAGACTTGATGCCGAATGCGGAAAAGCGCAGCTCGATGGCATCCTTCAGCGTGATTTTTCCGCCGACTTTGGCTAGCTCGATCTCTGCATCTTTTTCATCAAGAATGGCACGTGCTTTCGCCCTGAGATCGTCAAGATCGTAGGCCGATGGATCATGCTCGATGTTTCGTTTGATGAGCTTGCCGCTTGCGTTCCGACCGTTGACGTAGAATCTCTTCACCCCGGTGCCGATGCGCAATCGGAGTGGCGAATCAGCATCTTTAAGCAGCTTCTCGGTGCCTGAATCGGCGAAGGGCATCTTCTCGATTTCCTTCTTTTTAAACACGATCTCCAGGACTGATTCTTTGGCTTTTTTTACGGTCATGAGCGGCTCGGCAAAATTTTGGTAACAGAGCTTAGTGGGTCTTTCGCACGTTGCCAAATGGATAGTAACATTTTGGTAACAAGCCGCTGTTCTTGGGATGTATAAAAACGAGATAATAACTTGACGATAAATAACTTTGGTTGGTTTCTGAGCAGTTAAGCGTCGGATTTACGGCGGTATTGGCGTCATTTAGTTTATTTTGTCAGTGTTATTATACAAACAAGTAAATAGCGCGAGAGACTTAAAATCCCCCGCTCGTAAGGGCGTGCCGGTTCGATTCCGGCTTCGGGCACCATCTTGAATCAAGGGTTTGCGGGCGAAAGCTGATGCAAACCCTTGTTTGTTTCTGGTCCGCTATTTTGATGTTGGTCCGCAATTCACTTGGTGGGAGTAACTTTCTTGCCCATGCGATTGCGAATGTATTGCTCAGTCATCACCACAGTAGTATGCCCGAGTTGATCTCTGGCCTGCATGATGTCACCGCTGGATTCGGCCTTGTCAGTACCTGCCTTGGCGCGTAAATCCCGCATCTGAAATTCAGATTTCTCCACCCCGGCCGCCTCCCTCGCCAAGTCAAACCTCCTGCGCAACATCGCCACCGTCATTGGTGTGCCGTCCTCTGTAACGATCAGCCGCGTCGAGCGGACCTTGTGTTCTGACTTTCGGGACATGATTCGATCAATCAAAACCTTAAGCTCGCCAGTGATCTCGATCCGACGCTTTGCCTTGGTCTTTCCCTGCAACACCCAAATCTGCCCGTCGCGCACATCGCGCTCGTCCATCAACCGGGTATCGGTCACTCTTTGACCGGTCAAATAAGCGAGGTCCATTGCGTCTTGTAGGCCCGCATCCGCCTTGTCGTGCACGCGCTTGAACAGCGCGTCTTCGACATATGTGTCCCGGCCGGTCTCTTTGTTGCCCTTGATGCCCGCGCATGGATTGGCAAGCGATGTGTAGCCCTTATCCCGGGCGTAATTCCAGATCGCGCTGAGCAGAGCCTTTTCGCGGTTCGCGCGCACTGGCGCGGACTTGCGCCAAGTGAGGTATTGGCGAACGTGCAATGGCTCGATCGTTTCCAGCGGTGCCGGTGGATCGTCAAAGAAAGCGATCAGGTTTTTCAGCTCGCGCTTGTTGTCAGCCTGGGTGGCTGTTCCTTTGGTTGGGACGATGTCGACCATGTATTTTTCGGCGACGTAGCGGAACGTGATGACCTTGGCGACCAGATCGGTTGCGGTGCGATCACGCTCTAGCTTCGCGTATTCCATGATCGCCAAGCCGTAGTCGCTGCCCAGGGGAATTTCCTTTCGGTCTTTTCCGCCCGTGTCGTAGTAGTAGAACACCCGGCCGCTGGCTTTCTTGCGTTCCCGCAGCCTGGCGATCGAGCCGGGTTTACTTGGTCGTCTTCCCATGTCAGCTGGCCTTACGTGATTTCCAGACGGGCTTTTCTGATTCGAATGCGCCGACGGCGGTGACCGCCATCGCGGTGACACTCGGCCAGCCGTTCACTTTAATCGTATGGCGAACGCCATTCTTTTTCAGGTTGAGGATCTGACCTGCCTTGGTCCGCGCGCCGGTGAGCTCGCAAACCTCCTCGTGTGACAGAAACTGGATGGTCATTGTGATGCTCCATGCCGCGCGTGGCGGCAGAAGGTGGTGATCGGTTATGCGCTGGCCTTGGCCAGGACTTCGTCGGCTACCTTCATGGCGGCCTGCGCATCGTTGACGTAGGTGGGATCGAAGTAACCGGCCAAGTGGATAGTCGCTTGGCAGGCGCGCAGGTTCTCGCGGTTGAGTTTCAGCGCGGCGACCAGCTCTTCGTGCAGTCCGCGCTCCTTCCGGCCGATATCCCAGAAGCGCTGGCCCCAGTGTTCTGCCGGTGGCGGGTTGTTGTTCTGCGCGCCGAGGGCCAGCGCTCCGACCACAGCGTCGAGCAAGTCGCTCTTGTAGGCGTTGTCGCCGTCGATGCTGAGGCCTTTCCTGCGCATGGCGCTCACCGCTTCGTTCATATCGAACTGGCTATCGACGCGCAGGAAGTCGGCCTTTGGATTACCAGGCTTGTAGGCGACCAAGCAGAGCTTCGACCCTGGTTCAAGGTGGTTGTAGATGGTGACCATTGCGGTGTTGATGATCTCATCGGACAGTTCCTGTAAATCGCGCATACGAATTCCTCGCCCGCCGTACACCGGCAGGCTGTTGAGTTGGGGGAGGGGTTACTGCTGGATGAGTTCGGCGGGAATGTCGACCTCGGCGCCGCGCTTGGCGAACACCACGGCGCGTAACACTGCGATGGTTCGGGTTTGCCCGGTGACCCGGTTGAACGGGTCGTTGGTCAGGTCGGCCAGCCACGGGTGACGGTGGCCAACATCGACCCAGACGCCGTACTTCGTGATCAGTTGCTCGGCGTCGGGCAGGGCGAAGAGTTGCAGCTGACCTGTGCCAGGCTGCTGATCACCCTCGATCGCGTTGATTGCCCAGTCCAGCGCCGGGCCGGTCAGTTCCTCGGTGCGGACGCTGACCATGCGGCTCATGGGTAATTGTCGTAGTTGTCGAAGCAAGAGCCGCACAAGGGTCTCCATCCTTGGCTGATTGCTTGGGGATGATCCTTCCGAACCCACCGCCATTTCTGGACGAATGCTCCGCAGTCGCGGCACTGGATATAGTGGTCGACGGCTTTTCGCTGAGCGATTTCAATCTTCTCGCGCTCCAGCTCCAGACGGTGCGCTTCTTGTTGCTCGGCGAACCACTGCTTTTCCTGCTCCACAGTCATTTCCGGAAAGATGTCGCTCATCTGTGTCATCGCCACGGCCCCTTGTAGATGAGGTAGGCCATGTAGAGCGGGGCGGCTATTGGGAAGAGGATCATGCCGCCACCTTCTTGCCGAGCAGCACATCGCTGACGACCTCCCAGAGTTGAGCTGGCGACCACTGGAACCGATCGAAGTCGGTGTCGGGCTGGATACCTACGCGACAGGTTGAGTGGGCGCCGGCCGGGTACTCGCCGCGCTTGGCCATGATTGTCGCCACTCGGCCATCGCCGCCCGGTTCAGTGCGGTGATATGCGTATGCCTGGGTGTTGTAGTCGTTGCCGGCGGGAATCCCGATCGTTCCGACATGCACCAGGTCTGCACGACCGTCAGGTGTCCATGGTCGGCCGCCACCCGCTGTCCGAGCGCCTTCGTGCAGGTAAAGCATGAATTCACCAGCGTCATGGCAGACGAGTTCGAACTCGTGATTGAACTGCGTGCCGACGATCACTCGGGAAGTGAAGTTGAAGCGGTGGTCGTGGATCGCTGAGTGTTCGAAGCATGCCCGGCGCGGTAGCTCAGGGTGCCAGACATGCAAGCGCTGATTGCCCTGCAGCTGGACCTGCACAAAGCCGAGGCCGTGCAGCGTGATCTTGTCAGTCATTACGTCATCAATGATCATACGCGTTCTCGGGTTCTCTAAATTAAGGGCTGTTATGGACGTCAGCGGGGATTTTTCTAGAGTTGTAGATTTTTTGAGTAAGTTGGCTGGATGTTCTGTTTTGTTTTTAGGCTTCGCTTTTTGTGCGGGATATTTCTATAGCTCGGCTTACTTGCAAGCTTTTGACTCAGAATGGTTTATAAGTGGCTTTACTTTTGTTGAGTTAGTGGCCAGAGGAATATGGAATGCGGTGTACGGGGCTATTGGACTGCTAATCTTGTTGGTGATAGTCCAAAGTCCTAGTGTAAGCGAGCGCAAATTATTGTGGTTGATGAGGTGTGTTTGCTATCCGTTTTATTTGCTGTTCTTGGTCGCAATTCTCTCTGAAAAATTTGGTGTTGGTGGTAGTTTGCTGAGCTGGGTCTATCAGAGCCCTTGGGCACGAGCATGGGTGATGTCCACCTTAGTTTGCCAAGCGGCGAACTATTTACATCCTGATTCACTTAAACATCTAATATTTAAACTTTTTTCAATAATAATGTTGTTCATGCTTGCATATGGTGCAGTTGTAGAACTACCTAAAATGTCGGCTCGCGAACATGCAGAGACTCTGCAGAGTCAAGACAGGGCGGGTATGCTAAAAGCTTATAAAGAGGGAGCTACTGATGTGCACTTTTTGGTGGATTCTGCGAACGGAAAACTATTACTGCAAAAGATTGATAAGTCACTAATGGTGGTGGATCCAACCAACGGTTGGCGTATTTCTCGTTAAAGTGGTCGATTTATCGCAGGACACTGGCTTGAGAAATTGATTGCGCTCTGATGACTATGCTCATCCTGCAATCTCCATCAATACCAGATCATGGGCATTAACAACCGTCATGCCGAGGCGTTCAGCTATCAGCACTTCGAGGCGTGCGCCCTTTGAATGCTCCCAGCCCGGGAGCGTGGCCACGGTGTCGCATTTCATCAGGGCGGCGATGTCGCGGCGCATGCAGTCGTTCCAGCTCCCGCCATCGGGGTTCAGCTCGGCGGGGTTGGTGACTGTGTGGCCGTTGGCGCGGAGGTTGGCGGTCATCTCGGCGAAGGCCGGGAAGTTGAGGGCGGGCAGGCCGGTCATTGGACCGCTGAGGTAGATGCGCTTCATGCTGCCTCCTGCTGCGGTTGTTCTTGGCGCAACGCGTCCTGTACCGCTTCCACCACCCGGCGCAGATAGTTGAATTCGTGATTCTCCTCGACCGCCTTGTCCCCAACTGGGTAGTGCCACTCATCACCAAACAGTTCAGTCAGCAGCCTGTCGTGATGCCAGCACTCGTTTGGCGACTCGACGCTTCGCAGCACGTCGATGTCGTGCCAGAGCTCACGCGCCTTATCCTTGCTTAGCTCATCCAGCTCCCAGTCATGTCGGCCGGTTTGTTGCCGGCGGCGCTGGACGATGCACTTTTTCGCGAAGGTGTGAAGGGCGCTCCCGCTGAACCGCGTGCTGCTGATACCGCGATCGAGGCAGTTCAGGACGTAGTGCCAATCACAGTCGGACACAAACTCGGCAACCGTGCGCGGGCCCATGCCGCCCCAGTAGGCGTTCCAGCTGTTGTCCCAGCAATTGATCGTGATTTTGCCCTGGGCGGTCTGATAGTTCGGATCGGATTCAGTAGGGCAGTCGCGGCGGCCGAAGTCCTCGAGGAACACGGTAATCGCGTCGAGACGCGGCGCGCCGGTGATCACCAGCTTCGTCACAGTCGAGCGCTCAACCTTCAGCGGCTCGGCCGTTTTGTTTTCTGTGGGCATGGGGCGTCCTATGCCGGGGCATGCCCGGGCGGTGGAGGGTGTCAATGGGGGAAAGTTTTGAAGGTTTCGTTGTGCCAAGCCTTGGCACAAGTTTCCTGCCTACAGCGTCACCATCGGCGCATTATTCAATACACCTCAAGCCAACCACTTGAGGTTCCGACCATGCTCGACAAACTCATAAAGATCGCTCGCCTCATTACTGCACTGGCAGCGATCATCGAATTCATGCGCCGTATGGGGTGGGTGTGATCTGCTTGAGGATGCGCCGGCCGATCCAGCGCACGCACGGCACGGCCTTGCTGTTGCCGATCGCCTTATAGCGGGGGCCGTCCGGACACTCACTGGCAGGCTTGCCGCGCCACGGGATGAGTGTGTAGTCGTCGAGCATGCCCTGGAGGCGTTCGCACTCTCGCGGGATGAGGCGCCGAACCGAACTTGATCCCGAAACAATGTTGGGGCCTAGGGCTGAGTCAGTGTTGTCGACTTGCTTGCCGTAATTTCTTGTAAGCGTTTGGGCGACCTCTCGACATGCAACGATTGGCTGTCCGCGCCCGGTTCCGTCCTCGCTGCCGTCGAAGCCGTCGGCCTTCAGTGTGTGAGTGATTACGCCAGTCACGCAAACCGCATGTTGAGATCCATTGTCCAGTGTATACATCGGGTCGGCAGTCTCGCCGATGCCGAGACCATTCTGGGCTTTGCCGCGAGTTGCGTTCTGGATTGGATAGGCGATTGCGACCTGGCCGCCGGCATTGGCATGGCTTCCCGAGTGGTTCATTGCTCGCAGAGTTGGCGCGATATCGCCTGCGTCCGCTCCGTGATCCTTGCATGAGAAGGCGAGGATTGCGTTTTCCTGTCCGTGATTGCGGCCAAGAGGATGCGCCCGGTCTCGCAACACATCGGGATCCTGTGTGCCGTGCACAACCAGCAAACCCGATTCGGCGTCTTGTTGTGTTGCACTTCCGGCCGCTTTGCCATTGGCGTTAAGAGTTCCCGCAACCAGATGCCCGGCCATCCCGTGGTCTACGTCTGCACCACCATCCGTGCTGCGCAGCGTTCCTGCGACTTCCTGCGCCCTCTGCACAAAGAACGTTTCGCTTTCGAAGTCTTGCCGGCCACCATGATGGGTAAGGGTGGATGATTTCTCGATCGAGCCTGACGAGTTGCCAGCGCCGAACGCCGGGATTCCCCCGAACATCGAAACCGCCGGCCCTTCATCACCTTCGCAATTCACGCAGCCGAACTGACCGAGCTCTTCGGGAAAGACGTGTCCGCATCCGCACTGGAGCGCAGGGCCGAAAGGAGCTGTTCCGGTAACGTCTTGCCCCTCGCCTCGGCGCGGCGCAGTATCCCGGCGCACGCCTTCTCGCTCAAAAAGTACCTCGGTGGGATCGAATCCGTCTCTAGCACTTGCGACAACGAACACACGGCGGCGTCGTTGGGCCAGGCCGAAATATTGGGCGTCCAGGATCCGCCACGCGATTGTTCTTTTGGGTCCATACACACAACCAGCGTCCGGCCATTTCTTCCCTGAAGGCTGCAGTTCGCAGTCTTCCCCAGCAAGCGCGCCAAGAAAGCATCCGAAGGCGTTGCCTTTGTCGCTGAGGACGCCGGGGACGTTTTCCCAGACGATAACGCAGGCGGGCTTTCGCTGGCCGGCGCGAACATAGTCAACTGCATCTGCAAGCTCCACGTATTTGATGGTGAGGGCGCCGCGCGGGTCGGTGAGGCCTTCGCGCATCCCGGCCACGCTGAAGGCTTGGCACGGTGTTCCGCCGACGAGTACGTCCGGTGCGGCGATCTTGCCGGCCAGCACCAGAGCGCCGAGTTTGGTCATGTCGCCGAGGTTCGGCGTGTTCGGGTAGTGGTGGGCCAGCACCGCGCTGGGGAACGCTTCGATCTCGGCGAACCAAGTGGCGCGCATGCCGAGCGGCTTCCATGCAAGCGTTGCCGCCTCGATGCCGGAGCAGACCGAGCCGTAAGTGATTTCCATAGGGGATCCTCGCCGGCTGGCGTGATTCGTTGAAGTGGGGTAAACAAGGCGAAAATATTGGAGAGGCTTGGATGCAGTTTTTAACTTTGAAATTCGTCTGCACGGTTCTTCTGTGCTCGTGCGCGATCATCTCGTGCGTTCTGTGGATTGGTTCAGCGACGGTGAGAGCGCCTTACGTCGAGAAGGTCTCAAGCGACGGCTGGGCTGATGCTGCGCTGACCAGGACAGAAGGCGATAAAACCTTCGATATCATCGCGACGGCTGATTTACAGACCAAATGGAACAGATGGGCCGCAGGTTTTGCTGCGGCAGCTGCAGTATTCCAAGCAGCGGTGGCGTGGATAACGTACTGATGCTATTCACAAAGACCGTACGCGGATGAACAACTGTTCTGACTGTCGGTGCGAGCGATCAGGTCGACCATGTCGAACTGGCGGCCTCCGCGCGCGGTGTTGCTCCAGTCGACGATCCTGTCAATTCCGTGCGTGACGGCGCTGACCTTGTCATCTGACCGGACGGTGGGGTCGGTGACGGTGGCGAAGAACGTAGCAGCTCCGCGCTTACTGGCGATGCTTACCAATCGCTCCCACTCGCGCACCCGGTCAACTTCCTCTGGCCACCTGGCCGCAATCTGCCGGAGCTCGTCTTTCGCACACATGATGCAGGGCATACAGCCAACGCGATTGCAGCCTTGCAAGTACAGCGGGTTCGGCTTGATGCCGGCGGCCCGGTGAGCCTCGAAGACGGAATCAACCGTCCACTTCAAGATGGGCCGGTAGTTGAACAGGCCGCCTCCAACCTCATCGCACTCTGGTAGGTACTTGCGGGCCGGCGACTCATCAGCCCGAACGCCTTGCCAGGACAGCAGCATGTTCTCGCCGTTCATGAGCGGCAGGTATACCTGCTCGATGATTGGATTGCGCTTTAGTTCGTCGGTGCAGAAGCGCGCCTTGGTGCTGGGGAACCGGCCTTTCCACAGGCACAAGTCCAGGAATGGGTTGCCGGTGGGGTGCAGAACTTCCAGAGCACCCAGCACCACGGATTCAGCCACACCTTTCTCTCGCCACTTGGCCTCGATGAATTTGCGCTTCCCGGCGATCTGCCTGGAGAAGTCTGCCTTCACCCACCGGATGGGAACGCTAGTTACTTCAGCCAGGTAGTGGATGTAGTCGTACGTCTCTGGATGCTCATGCCCGGTGTCAGCCACTACAGCGCTAAGGTTCGGCACCTCCAGCTCGCGGGCGACCAGCAGCGTAGCCGTGCTGTCTTTACCGCCGCTTATGCTGACGATGTTGTGAGTAGGCATAGGGGATCCTCGCCGGCTGGCGTGATTCGTTGAAGTGGGGTATGTGTGTTCGTCCCGGTATCTGGCCGGATTAAGGAGAGCAGACGATGCAAACAGAAGGTGTTGTTCGTGCCATCAACCCGCGCCGGGGAATGGTAGGGGTATGGGTGGAAGAGCAGAACGGGTATACGATCATCGAAATGCTTTCATCGCACGAAATTGAGCTTGGCGATCAAATGACATGGTCGGACGGCTACACAATGGGAGGTTGCCAATACCGCAACATCACGAAAGGATGGGTTGCAGAGGTCTACGTGCAGAACCATGACGTGAACGCCCAAAACCTTAAACAGCAACTGCTGGCTTAGTCGTCGAGACTGATCCGTAGAGCTTCGCGGTCGTAGGCCAGCTTCAACCTCCGCGACACGTTTTCGGGTATCACGTATTCGTGTCGCGGAGGAGTGAGCAAGGGTAGGGCACCGCCCGGGCCAAGTCCGTGCAGGTGATGAATCATCAGCGTGATGGCTTCGCCCTGTTCCTCGATGCCGCTCCAGGCCATCAGCTCAGCAAGGGCTTGGCGCGTACCCGGCAGGCAGTGCAGCCTGATTTCCTCTTCGCCGCGATCCTTCCTCTTCGCCGCGGCTTTCGTTGAGCGATCTGCATTGCTCTTGGCCATGGCCTACCTCTTCAATTCCGCTGGCCGGCAAGTCCAACCAGGTCTGTCGGCGGCGCGCGGCCGCCCGGTTGATGTTTCGTCTCACGCTGCTACCTTCAACAGCCTCACGCCGGCCATTCTGAACTTGTCGCCTTGGGCCGCGACCATTGCGTCGAGCTTCTCCCAGTCCACGGTCAGAACCGAGATTGGAGCATGACCGCCTGCGACGGCATGGATCAGCGCTTCCAGATCGAACACCTCAGCTTGCAGGTTCACCGGCACCGAGGTTGTGGTCGCTGGCTTGGACGCAGACTGAACCGGCGCAGCGGCTTTCACCGGTGACGGACAGGTGACTGGTGCAGGCTCGACAGGCGCCTTGGCTTTCGCCTCAGCTTCGATCCGTTGAAGCTCCTGTTGTCGAATCTGCTCGCGCTGCGCTTCGGCTTTTTGCTCCTCAGCCTTTTGGTGTTCAGAAATCCGCACCTTGATCAGCGCGAGCAGGTCGTCGTTCGCCTTCATCACCAACTGCTGCACGTCGTTGAACAGAAACAGGTAGTTGGCAGCGAGCTCGTCCAAGCTGGCCAAGTTGGCCCGGATGCTGTCGCCGATCTGGCCTGCGGCGATCTTTGCCCGGGCCAGTTCGGAGTCTGCGGAGTCGCGCAGACTGCTGATCGTCTTCTTGCCTTTGATGGCCCCGGCGAAATCCGCAGGCACCGCCGGCATGCGTGCTTTGCCGCCCAGTGAAGTGTTGATATGGTCGATGTGCGTCTGAAGCGCCTTGGCTGCAGTCATGACGATATCTTCGCGAATACTCAACTTCCGAGCCTTCACCAGCTTGTCGAGCATCAGGCGCTTCGCGCGTGCTTCGGCGCTGATCTCGTCAATTGTGCGGAACAGCGCGTCGATGCTCTCGGTTTGGCTCAGGGCGTGTTGCTTTGCAGCCTCCAGCCGCTCCTCGACATCACCGCACCACTTGACCGCTTTCTCTGCGTCGGCGAAGTGCTGATCAGTTTCCAGTTCGGTGTTGATCGAGCCGAACACCGCCAGCGAGTGTGCTTTGAACTGCTCCAGGTTGCTGGCGGTAACCATGCCGGTCACTTCGATGCGCAGCGCTGGCAAGGATTCCGGCGTTTTGCCTACTGCTTCCGGCATCACCTCAGCGGGAGTGAAGTCCTGCAGATCGGCTTGGAACTGTTTCCAGCCTGCGACGAGTGTCGCGGACCGCCCCGATACCGGCGTGTATTCCATCGAAACGAAGTTTTCTTCAGTGCCATCGGAGCAGACGAAGATCACCTTCTCGGCGCCGCTCACCAGCAGTTGTTGTTCGAGCTGCCAGTAGTAGTGCGCATTGAGGTTGCCGGCGCGAACGTCGGCAGCAAGTTGCTCGTTCCACATTTTGTGTTCGAACAGCACGTCTCCGAGGATTGTGCTGCCGTCGAGGGATGCGAGCAGGTCACCTTCGGTGCCGACGACGGGGAACAGATCTTCTCCGATTCGGCCTTCGAGAATCGGCCGAGCAAGTGCCTCCGCTTCGTGCCCTTTGTCGAAGAGGTTTTTCTGCACCCACCACGACACGTCTCGATCGAGGCCTGTCTTTTTTGCGTGCAGCAGTTCGGTGCGTTTCATCTGCTTCGAGGCGCCCATCATCGCCGGCGCTTCTGAAGCAGTGAAGTAGTTGGCGCGAAGCGCATGCCAGGCTTCGGAACCCTGAGCGACATTGTGGATTTTCATTCTTGGTCTCCTTCAATTGGCGCGAGCGCTTTGATCTTGGCGATCTGCTCTTCGCTCAGGGTGAATTTGCTGCTGACGGTTGCGATCAGGTGATCGGGAGCAGAGCGGCCTGCGTCGACCGCGATCTGCCACTTCGGCAGGTTCTCTGCGAGCTTTTCGTCGGGGTAGGGCGGGAGCTCTGCTGCCGCTGCTCCGCGCGCTGGCGATACATCACGAATGGTTGGCGCGGTTTCTTCCAACTCATCCGGGCTGTACACGCCAAGGATCACGTCCGGGCAGTAGAGGCGCGACCAACGTTTGGTCGCGAGGTACGCCAGTTGCTGGCGAGGATCGTCAGCCCAGAGGGTGCTGTTGCGGGTGCGAGCCTGGGCCAAAAGTAGCTCAAGCACGCGCGGCTCGTCTTCGCCACGGAAGGTAGCCCAGACCTTTACGCCTAAACCTTGTTCGTCCTCCAGCTTCCAGCCCGGCTGACGGTATTGTTTGCCTTCGCTATTGGTCTTGATGTCGAACTGGCCGATAACCTTTTCCCAGGTACCGAACCACTCGTAGTGCAGGCGATCTACCACCGGCGCGCAGGTGGTGATCACTGCGTTTACCAGTTGAGCCTCGTAGCCCAGCACGCCGTTGACCAAGTGCGTTTTCTGCGCCACGGCGAACGGGTTCATCTTCCACTGCATCGATTGCATAACGACCGCCAGACAATCCGCCGGGTTGCCGTTGAAATGCTTCGGAAGTGTGGCTCGGCCGGTGGCCATGACTTCGGCCAGACGCATCATTTTGTCTAGGCTGTCGCCGTCCAATACCAGAGAACTGGTGCTAGTTGCTGCATGCGGAAGGACGTGGAGGTTTCGGTCGTGCGCCACTGGCGTCACACTTTGAGCGGACATGATTGTTCCTTGCCGCGCTATGCGCAGCGATTGAATGCGTTGCTTACTGAGTGATGTGGTCGGCGAGGGCGCTGAGCAGCATCAAGAAGGTGAAAACGCCGATGGCAGAGAACGATCCGCGCCGAATCAGAATGCGACGGGCAAGCTGGCGACCGGTCACGGCCGAACCCTCACCGCGATCCGCTTGCCCTTCATGGAAGGCGCCAGGCGCTGCGGCAGATTGGCGACCAGATCCTCGCGCTTGCGACCGATGACCTCGTTGAAGGGAAGGCCGAAGCCGAGCAGGGCGATCTTGTGTTCGATGTCCTCCAGCTGCTCGTCGATCAGCGATTTAACCGGTGCCGTACTCATGCGTCCTCCTTGCGCCGCTGACAGGTGTCACGCAGGCGTTTGCAGTAGTGGTTGAACTCGTCGGTGGTAATCGCGCCGTCGGTGAAGAGGCGGGTGATCAGTCCCTGCACCAGCAGGCTGATGTCTTCTTCGCCGGCGGGCGCCGACACACCATCAAGGGCTTGGTCGATCAGGATGTGAGGGCTCAAAACCCGCACTCCCGCTCTACGCGATCGCTTTCGCGCTTGGCATCGCGGTATTCGTTGGCGTGCACCGCGACCAGGTCGCCGGCGAGCGTTCGAACAATCTGCGGATCACCGCCGACGGCTTCGATGGCCCAGGTGTGCAGAATCCCACTATCGGCGCGCCTGATCAGCTCGATCAAAATCTTCTCGATGTACCGATCTGGATCTGGGTTCGCAGCCATGTGATCCGCCAGCGCCTCCGGTAAGTGGTCGGCGTTGACCAGAACCTTGCTTCGGCCTACCGGATTTGGTGCCTCGACGTGGCGCCGATAAAGCAGGTCGTCGACCGACTCGGTCAGCCAGTCTTGACCTGCCTCCGTATCGAGAAAGTCGTCTTCCGGGATGAGCTTGCGTAGAGCTGACATGGTCGTCTCCAGAGTGGCGGGGTGTTGATCCAACAAAACTCGGATGCACTCATCCGCTCCGCTGGTTGCCGTTGGGCGCGGAGGAGAGTGCATTCGGGATTGGTCGGGCTATTGATGACTAGCTGCGCGGGCTCGTAGCGGTGCGACGCGCAGAAAAAAGCCCGCGTGAGGGGCGGGCTTCAGGGGGCAGGCATCAGAGGCAGTCGGATTTTCCTATCTGAAACTCGACTACCGGTGAACTGGTTGAATCTTTGTAGAGGAGGTCAATGGAAAGACCCGATTTCACGAATTGCCCTAAACCTTTTTCATTACAGAATGCAGAAGCTGCAAGCGCTTTTGCGTCCTTGGTGAATTCATCAGAATCGATTTCGTCTTTCGTAAGTTTTGTGAGTGTGTAAGAGATACGCATGACCTCATCGTTGTAGGTCACAGAATCGACGCGAGTTGAATCGTCAGATACTTTTCCGGACTGGGCGCCCATTATGAGTGCGAGCCCTTTGAGCTGGCGTTCCCGCTCCTGAATTTTCTCTTCCGGAGCAGTCTTCGCATGCCATACCTGTACCAAGATAAAGAGCAAAGTCATTGCCGAGAAAAATATGATTATTCCGCGATTCTGTTTCAACTGAGATTACCGTAGCAAAAGGCCATTACTTATTTGACCATGCCGCCAGGAGCATCTCAAGCTGCGGAGCTGCCGGTTACGTTTCCGGCGCCGAGTTCCACGGCCGTGTTCAGTTCACCAGCGCTCGATGACAACCGATTCTGGGATTGATGCAGGTGGGCGGTTATAGGCCGCAGTTTCGTCCGCATCGGGGTGTGATCAGGCAGGCGCAATCCCTGCATCGACCCGAGTTCATTCCTCCGAATCTCGCTGGATAGAAGCTGTGCTGCTTGGCGGCAGGATTCAGATCACACCCCTATGCGCTCTCATAGAGAGGATCGGGAAGTTAACGACAGGGCTGTCGTGGCGCTGGTTGTTCAGTCGTCTTCGCCTTGGGCGAGCATCTTCTCAATGTCAGCGGCGCCAGGCTTCTTCCAGTTCTTGATCTGCCCGGTTTCCAGATCGATGTTCAGGATCAAGTAGTCGCCGTAGTGCTGGCCGGGGAAGAAGTCCGGCACGTAGCCTTCATAGCTGCCGACTTCCTCGCCCTGAGCATCTTTCAGACCTGCGGCGAATCCATCGCGCACCTTGATGTAGAGGTGCAGTTCAGTCGCGTCGACCTGCACTGTTTTCTGCGTGTTGATTTGCATGCTGCTGCCTCCGGTTGTTTTCCCAATGCACCCGTCACCAGGTGCATCAGTGAAAAATTCCGTGTTGCTGTCCGCCCCATGCTCGGCGCCGCGGTTTCCCCACCTGGCCGGCGTCACACATTTCGTGTTCGGTGTTCTTCGCCGGCTGGCTTGCATGGTTTGGCGTCCTCCCATATGGGGAGGACGGCAGGTTCCAGAGCCTGCATGGAGATCGAAGTTTGTGTTTCGCGCTATGCCCGTTTCCGGGGATCGATCCGCGAAGATTCCTGACTTTTAAAGAGCGGCGCGGCTTTCGCTGCTAGGTCCGCGGTGCACGGCTTAAGCGCAATATAGGCAATCCCATATTTATCGTCAATGGGAATACCCATATTTTTTGCGTTGCTCATGGTTGCTCGTGGGGAAAATCGTGAGAATTCTATAAATGGAGGGCTGGCGGCGATCAGAATCGCCGCCGTTTCAAGCGCTCTGAGGACGAGGCGAGGTGTGTTAGGAAAAAGGGCAATCTATCGATATTAGATTCCGAATATTGCCTTATACGTCCTCAGCAAGCGTGGTGATTTGCTTGAGAAGTTTTTCGGTGGAAAAAGTGACATCCACCAAGAATTTCTGGGCGGCATACTTAACTGTACTTGTTATTCCTTCTTTTGTAAGGCTTAGTCGAATCCTTGATAAGTTGGAACTAAACATCTCGTCATTTTCGCCAGAACGAAGCAAATCATACGCAGGCTCATCAGGTAATTTATTTTGGATACGCACCGTTAGCTGTCCATTTTGAGTACCAGCACCTGCAATAATGCTGCTGCCTTTTCCGTATGTTAAACAGATGGAGAAAAACTCAAAAAAAGCATCATAAAGCAAATTTTCATTACAGGTTAACGGTGGTACGCGCTGGAAGGCTGCGGTCATTTTTAAGTTTGCGTTGGAGAAGTGTCCGCTTATTTTTAACAATAACTGCTGCAGTGAGATTGCGCCTACATCGTTGCTTGAACTGTCTGTGCGGCTATTTTCGATGAGGTTTTTTGCTTCCTTGATTGACGACTCTTGGACATTAATGCTGAATGCATCTCTGGCTCGTAATAGAAAGTTCGAGGTGTCATACATGTGAAAGAATTCTAACTCTGGAGCCGCGTGATAGATCTCATTCAGTAGCTCCTTCCGGGGTCCTAATTTCTTACCTCGTTTTTCATACCACCAGTCTTCTTTAACGTCGCCAGTTACTAGTACTATATACTTTAAGCTTTCTGCTTTTGCTTTTCGTGTTATTTCATGCCATAGAATGAGATCGCCAAACTTGCGAATGAATTCCCGTTCGTCTACGAGGTAAGATCCAGTTTTTGCTTTGTCTTTATACCCTGGAGGGATACTGTTTACATACCGCTTTTCGCCTGCTTCGTAATGCTTTTCAAGTTCGGATTTGGTGAAGCCTTGGCCTATCTTGCCCTCGAAAAGACTGAGTACGATACTTTTTATCGTATCTTTGTCATTGACATCGGACTGTTTTTTTTCAAGGGAGTTTAAATGCTCAATAAATTCTTCAATGAATTCTACGCCGGAATTTATTTTCTGTTCGTTGATGTATTTGTCTGGGTCGATAAGCGAGTGGCGCTGCTTTAGTTTTAAGCCCTTAAGGGAGTTGGTTAGCGTGCTGAATGTTTCATGATACTGAGACATAGAGTGCGCAAGATGTTTCCTGACCTCTTCAAATTTATTTTTCTGATCACTAATTGCTTCATGGCGATTGTTCAGGAATTCCACCATTACCTGAAAGCCTATCCAGATGCGATCAGTGAAGTCTTTATTTTTGAGAACTTTCAGGAGGTCTTTGCTTGCAGACTCGGGAAGGCGATATAAATCCAGGAGAACGTTGGAGTCGAAAACAAAAATTCCCTCCTTCCAGATTTTTTCAAAGTCTTTTTCTTCAATTTCTCTATGTACTTTAACTAGATTTGTCAATAGTTGGCTTGCGCTATCATTCATGCTGAATCCATTCTTGGTAATTGAAGCTGGTGATTATCTTGAATACATTGCCCACCAAAACACATGCCCTAAAAGCGAAATTTGCTGCTCTTGAATTTGCTGGAATGTGTAGTCCTCGTCCGGATGCTCTTCACGGTTGAAGCTGCGCAGGCGAAGCCCGGTCGGGATGCGGTAAACCTGTTTTACACGAAGCTGACCGTTGTGGTTGATGGCGTACATCTCGCCGTCGACAATATCGCTTAGCGAGTTTTTTCCAACGTTCACGCCAACAGTGGCGCCGTCACGCAGCACCGGCACCATGCTATTTCCACCAACCCTCACGCACTTAGCGTTGCTAAACTGAACGCCGTTATGGCGAAGGTCTTTCTTAAAGAAGCGCAGACGGGAATTAGCGCTTTCCTCAATTGCAAAGGTGCCAGATCCTGCTGCTAGTTCTACTTCATGAAGAAAGGGAACGTAGACCTCATCGTCATCGAGCGGCGTTTCGTCGTCCCAAGTCTCGATGTTGCCGAGTTTTACGCTGGGCTGGATCCGCTGAAGTTGCTCTTCGGGGACGCCCTTGATCATTTCGCCGACGCCCTCCGCCAGCCACATAGGGGATACGCCACAAACTGAGGCGATCTGAGCCGCGAAGGCTGTAGCCTTCGATTTACCCCTCTCCAAATCGGAGATTGAGGTCTGGGTGAGGCCAGCACGCTCCGCAAGCTCTGTCTGATTAAGCTTGGCGTGGCTGCGGGCTGCTTTAAGTCGGTCTTTGAATTCCATCCGCGGAGTATTACGGGCGCTCCCATACTCTTGCAAATCGGTATTCCCATAACCTAATATATGGGTATTCCCGTATGGAGGAGCGTCATGAATGCAATTTACAAGGGACTCGTTGACTACTTCGGCACTCAGGAGGCCACCGCCGAAAAGCTCAAGGTTGATCAAAGCACCGTTTCCGGTTGGGTTCGAGGGAAGCACGGCATGTCTCCGGTTATTGCCAAGCGAGCGGAAGCATTGACCGGAGGCGCTTTCAAAAAAGAAAACCTATGCCCTTCGTTTCCTTGGGCCGAGATAGCCGCTTAAGCGACATCCCTGCCCGCCAATCCGTCGAAGCAAGATTATAAGAGAGCAGTTCCTATGGAAACGTCCAGTCCAAGACATAGCGCCCAAACTCGCGACCAGGTGTTGGTGGCGCACGCGGCAAATCAGATAGCCCGCACCAGCCTTAGCCAGGACGATTTCGCTCAGGCGTTGAGCCTTGAACTGCACCTATCGATTCCTGAGCGCGCTAAGAAGAAGGAAGTTCCTGACTTCTATTCGCCAGAACTGGCCGGTGACGTCAGTGAGTTCGTGAAGGCGACTGGCCGCTGGCTGAAGCGCGTGCAGCGCTGGCTCTCCGGTGAGCAGGAAATGCCAACTTGGCTGGAAGAGTCTTGGGTGAACGCTTTGGAGCCAGAGTTCCGCGTCCACTGCATCAACGAGCTGGCCGGGCGCCACGGCTTGATCGGCGCCCGTCAAATGCAAAGCGATCAATGCGCCAACAAAAGCTTCGGTGCGTTGATCCGCGCGCTGGGCGATGTGATTGATACCGGCAGCGAAGTCTTTGATGACCAGGTGATGTGCGAAGAGGACTTGCCGCACCTGCCGATGTTCGCCGAGCAATGCCGTCAGGTTGAAGCGCGTGCAGGGGAGCTGGGCCGGAAGGCTGAGGCACTGATCGCAAAACACCGACCGAATTTGAAGATCGCCTGAACAGCGTGCACAAAAAAGCCGACGGAGAAGGTCGGCTGATTCGCAAAACTAGAGAAGCCCGATTATGCAGAGCCAACCCAATTCGAGCAATACCCCGAACAATGTCGCGACACGTTTTCAAAATTCGAAAAACGTGTCGCGCATCTATTTCTTTGCTCCTAGCGTCAGGAACACCTGACATGCAGTTTACCGACACGATCAACCAGGTGAAGGCATTCACGTTGGGTGTGAACTTCCAGCAAGCCTTGCTCGTTACTGGAGGTGCAGCATGAGCATGGGTCTCATGGTCGCCGCGATGAAGCTTCGCGTCGGCAATCCACTTCGCAAGCTGGTTCTCATCAAGCTGGCAGACAATGCCAGTGATATGGGGGAGTGCTGGCCGTCCTATCAGCACATCGCCGATCAGTGCGAGATCAGCAAGCGTTCCGTTATGAACCACATCACCGCGTTGTGTGAGTCAGGGTTGCTGCGCAAGGAAATCAGGAAGGGTGGGCCGAAGGGCAATTCGTCGAATGTTTACTTCCTGACGCTTGATGGTGGTGCACCTCCTGCACCAGGGGTAGTGCAGCAGATTCACCAGGGTGGTGCAGCAGGTTCACCCCCTAGTGAATCTCCTGCACTAGGGGGTAGTGCAGGAGCTGCACCCAGAACCAGTCACTCTTCTGAACCAGTCAATGAACCGGTCATTGAACCAATTGCACTCCCGGCTTCCGCCGAGGTTGTGCCGGCTCAGTCCCGCAATCTGATTCTGGTGGTTGATCGCACCGATGCGCCACGGGTTGAGATTCCCGCCGACATGCCAGGCCCCAAAGACCAGTCCTGCAAAACCTTCAAGGTCTGGGCGAACTACGCAATGGCCTACCGCAAGCGCTACAGAACTTGGCCGGTGTGGAACGGCAAGGTCGGTGGGCAACTCGGCCAATTGGTCGACCGCCTCGGTGCCGATGTCGCTCACCACGTCGCTGCACACTTCCTGAAAACCAGCGATGCCGCTGTGCTGCGGAAGTGCCACAGCCTCAACGAACTGCTGGCGAACGCCGAGAGCTACCACACCCAGTGGGTGACAGGTCAGCGCATCAACGGCACGACAGCACGCCAGATGGAACGGACCGAAGCGAACGTCTCCGCCGCCGAGCAGGCCGCGCAAATGGTCTTGGCCAAGCGCCAAGCAGGGGAGCGCAATGAATACCTTTGAAATGAATGACCAACAGGTTGCCGGGCTAGCTGCAGCGATCTGCGCCACCGCCGAGGCCATGGGTCAGGAAATGAACCCAGGCACCGCGGCGATGATGGCGGAAGACCTCTGCGCTTACTCAATCCCGACCGTGAAAGCCGCGCTGAAGGCCTGCCGTTTCGAGGTGAAGGGCAAGCTGGCCATGGCTGACATTCTCCAGCGCGTGCAGGCCGCTGACGGTCGCCCGGGCAAAGACGAAGCATGGGCGATCGCCATGACCACAAACGACGAGTTCGAAACGGTGGTGCTGACCGACGAGATCCAGCTCGCGCTAGCAGCTGCGAAACCTGTTCTCGATGCCGGTGACAAGGTTGGTGCGCGCATGGCGTTCAACAGCGCTTACGAGCGCCTGGTGGGGCAGGCTCGGGAGGACAGCAAAGAGGTGAACTGGCATGTGTCTGTCGGCTTCGACGCCAACCGCCGTACCCAGGCGATCACCAAGGCGGTGCAGATGCAACGGATCCCACATGAACGCGGGCAGTTGTACTTGGCCGACTTGAGTGTCGCACCGGTTACCGAAGACGGCCGTGCCGTCGTTGCGCTGCTCAACGGTGATGTAGCGCGGCCTTCGCCGAAACTGCGCGAGAAGCTCGCCGCGGTGAAGGATTCGATGCTCGCCATGCGCCAAGCATCGGCAGAGGAAAAAACAGAACTGCGAATTCTGGCAGCCAACGAGCTGGCGGATCGCCGGGCGCTGCTAATTCAGCAGGCCGAACAATTGGAAGCAAGGAGTGCGGCTCAATGAGCATCGATAAACAAAAACTCCAGAAGCTGCTGTGGGCCGAAGCCGCGTCCTACCGTGCCGACTGCGCAGACTGGAAGCGCAACACTGAGGCGCTGCAGGAATTCCTCGGGGAGAAAACCGTGGAAGAGGTGGCGCTTGAGTTGCTGGCCGAGAACGAGCGACTGACACAGCAACTCGGCGAGCTGATCAACGGATTGCCGAACAAGGTGGCCACCCATGGCTGACAAAATCTCCGTGAACTGTCAGGCGAAACTCTCCGAGGCCATCACGAAGCTTAGCGCCATGTACCGCGACAAGAAGTTCGTAGTCGTATCGCTACGCCCGGGAAAGGACCGCACGCTCGACCAAAACCGGCTGTGGTTCGCGATGTACAAGCGCATCGCAGAGATGACCCAGATCGGCGACGAGGCCGACGCTCGCCGGTACTGCAAGTTGCACGTCGGCGTGCAGATCCTGCTGAACGAGGACGCCGGTTTTCAGGCTGAGTGGTACCGCGTCATGCGCCACCTCCCGTACGAGACGAAGCTGGCCATGATGGGCGGCTGCAAACTCTTCGGCCCGGACGGGTTCCCGGTGACCAGCCTGTTCAACCGCGCCCAGGGCGTGGCCTACACAGACCGCATCGTCGCGCGCTTCGCCCAGCAGGGCGTGTACTTCGATGATTTGCTGAGCCAGGAGGCCGCATGAGTCTCACGGCAAGGAATCCTCGCCCTAAAAAATGCGCGGTCAAAACTTGCAGGGCCTCATTCGTCCCGCGAGTGAGCTTCCAATCCTGGTGTTCGCCCGACTGCGCCGTCGTCATCGCTCGCGGTAAACAGGAGAAGAAGCGCAAGGCACTGGCGAGCATCGAGCGTCGCGAGATCAAGGTCCGCAAGGAGAAGCTGAAGAGTAGGGCGGAGCGCATGCGCGAAGCCCAAGCCGCGTTCAACGAGTGGGTCCGCCTGCGTGATTCCGATCGCCCTTGCGTGAGCTGCGGTCGCCACCATGAAGGCCAATACCACGCTGGGCACTATCGCTCTGTGGGAGCAAACCCCGAGCTGAGATTCGAGCCGCTCAATGTGTGGAAGCAGTGCGCGCCATGCAACACGCACCTGTCCGGCAACCTAGTGAATTACCGGCTTTCGCTCTTGCAGCTGATCGGTCCGGAAAAGGTCGATTGGCTGGAAGGGCCGCACCCGGCCTCCAAGCACACCGTCGAAGAAATCAAAACCATCAAGGCCGAATATCGGGCAAAGACCAGAGAACTGAAAAAGGAAGCAGCATGAAACTGATCAACGCAAGGCAGGTATGGACTGAGGCTCAGCACGAATCGAACGCGTCGATCAGTGCTGTAGCAATTGAGCGGGGTGAATCGGCACCGGTGAAGAAGGGCGCCCGCATGCGCCGGCATGAGGCCGTGTTTGCTGCGATGGGTGATGACAAGGAAGAGCGCATCGAGATCGTTCGCCAGAGGATCAGCATCAGCGAGACGCGGCGTACTCCCCTTGGCCGATCCACCGCCCGCGCCGCGCACCTGGCCATGATCGGCAAAGTGCTGCGCGCGATCGATACGTTGCCGTTCCAGGTCCAGCAGTTTGGGCACTACCTGTATCACCCGGCGATGAACATGCGGCATTTGCTGAATGCTGTGCTGCTGATTACCGCCAAAGCTGCGCTGCCAGACCTGACCTCGGCCAAGCGCGTGAAGGCGCAGTACCTAGTTACTCTGGCCCTGCAATCGTACAAGGGGGAGGTCGCCGGATCGGCAGAGTGGGGGCCGGCGCGGGTAGCAGCCGAGATGAACACGTTCTTCGGCCTCACCATCGATCCGAAGAACTGGACGAGGGACTGGCTCGACCTGTGGGAATCCCTTAAAGAAGTGATAAAGGAAGTGGATATTCAGGCTCAACAACCACTATGGCAGGTGATCCACTCGGAAAAAGATCAAGAGGCGGCATAATCATATTGACATGGCGGGGATTTGCGCGTACTTTTCCCATAGTGCACAAGTAACGCGAAACGCACACCAAAGCCTGAACCCGGCCAAGCGCGGGTTTTATTTTGTATGTTTAGCCTAAGAGCGATTACTGTATCGTTAAAATAGCTAATCACGAAAGGATGCTTAAAGTGGCCAAAGTTTCAAAGGATTTGGAAAATCTTCGTCATTACGTTGACTCGCTAAAGAACTCTCCGATGCTGGTTTCGGAGTATTTGGATAGTGAGCTGCCTGATCGTCACACTGACGCGCTTCAATTCGCCAATGCAACAGTCGCGCTGGAGGCTTTGAAACACGCCGAGTTGGCTGGGATTATCGCTATCGACAAGCCAGTGACAGAAATGTCGATCATTCACGGGATCACCCGCGATGGCCTTCAGGCAATAGAAATGATTCGGCTTTATGCTGCAACTCTTGGCTTAAAGTAAATCCATCAGATTTTAGAGGCCCTGCTTAAGTAGGGCTTTTTGCTTTTTGTGACTTGTGAAATCATTTGCATCCAATTTATAGATGGAGCTTGTGATGGATCGCGAAGCAACAATCGAGGTAAGCAGGATCACCGAAGCTATGCAGAAGATGGCGTCGGAGCATTTTTTGGATAAGCGCTTTACTGGGGAACCCTTCGAAACCAGTGTTTCCTTCGGAGATGATCATCCTGATCGCGCGCGTCTGATTGGAGAGGAGTTGCGAATTCGCCTGTCAGAGGCGTATGGGTCTTCTCGAGTGCATTTAAGTCTCAACGGCGGAAACTACGACGTAAAAATCGATTTCGCATAGTTTGTTTTTTTCTTAAATATGAATACTTCTAGGCCCTGGCATTTGCTGGGGCTTTTTCGTTTTTGGCCCCGCCACACCCTTCGCACTGAGCAGGGAGTGCCGCCGGGGCTGACCTATTTCAAACATGCCCCACGGAGTCGAGCGCATGGAGTATCTACAGCGCCTGCTCGACAAGATCGACAGGTTCGAATTGCTGATCGCAGGACTGGTCGGCGCCGTGATCGCCAGTTGGTGGCACAAGGATGACTTGAACGACTGGCGTGCCTGGATGATCTTCCTCATCACTGGCATGGCCTGCTCGATCTACTTGACGAGCATGGTCAGCACTTACCTGGGCGTGACCGAGCCGAAGATCGTCGCAGGTATCGGCTTCCTGCTGGGGGCATTCGGCGGCTCGCTCCTGGCGGCCATCAATCGAGCCATCAAATCCGCTGACCTCTGGGCGCTTATTCGCCAGCGGTTCGGGGGAGGCAATCCACCATGAATCTTGAACTGATCAACTCTATCGCCTGCGGCTTGATTGCCTTGTGGGCGATCTGGTGTGTTCTGAGCGGTCGAGTGCAGGACGGCGTCATCGGCAAGCTGATCTATTCGGCGATCGCCATCAGCGGGTTTGTCGTGATGAGCCGGGAGCAGAACATCTTCATGATGGGGCCAACCACCGCCGGGATCACGCTGCACGTCTCGCTGGCTCTTGCCGCCATGCGCCACATCTTCATGGTCATCTGGTGGCAGCGGGTGAAAACCTTGCTCTGTCGGACGTTGAACTGTGATCACTGCCTGCGCTGTGATAGGAGGCCGGAAGGGAGCGAGCGCAGGAAGCAGTTGAAATAGTATTACTGGCAAAGCGAGGGTTTCTGTCTACGATCCACTCTTAACATCAAACAAAGGAGCTAGACGTCGATGTTCGATCAAGACAGAGTGGATTTGCTGAAGCCTGATGGGAGTGTGACTGAAGGAATATTTTCGACGGTAAGCGGAAGCAATCTTATCGTGATCAAAATGGGGGCAAATCGCGGGAAATCGATTGTCGTAAAGCCTACTGACCTTCTTCGGCGAAAGCTCTCGAATGGTGACGAGGAGACATACGAAGTCGTTGACCCTGTATTTTATGAGAGAGGCCCTGGGGGCGCGCACTATCAGCTGAAGGTGAAAAAGCTTGGTCTGCCAGAGGCTAAGGCAGCAGTCCAGAGGATTACGTATAACCTCACTGGAAATAATTCTCGAGTCAATATTGAATCAGTAGATAACTCTACGAACCTAGCGGTAGTCAACTCTCAGGTCGGTATGCATTTAGATGAGTTGCGTCGAGAACTTTCCTCCGTAAGCTTAACTCCTGAGGAGAAGGTTGAGGCGCTGGAAATTGTCGATGAAATCCAGCAGCAGTTCGTTGGTGGTAAGCCAAAGCGATCTATCGTCACTGCACTTTTATCGTCCCTTCCTCATGCGGCGAACATCCTCAAGATAGGGGCAGCCATCAGCGCATTCCTATAGTCGAATTGTTTTTTTTGGGCCTAGATGTCCGTTGAACCTCAAGTCTCGCACTGCGCGGGACCTTTTCATTTCCAAGGCAAATTTTTTGTAATCAAGCAACTCGACTGGGAGGTGGTATGGACAGGCCGACACCAGCAGAGTCTGTGCTTGATTTGGCGGATACGCACAGCTTTGGTATCCGCCTAACCCCTGCACCGGAGGTGTGGGACTGGCTCCAAACCGAGATCCTCGCCAACACCGGAAGCATCCCCAACGAAGACCACGCCCATCTGATCGACGCAGACATCCGTGTGATGTGGGCGTCTGCCGCCTTCACAAAGAAGGGTAGAACAGTCGTAGGTCAGGCTGAGCAGGTAGCGTTCCGCGCCGGTGGTTGGCAAAAGGCCCGGATGGAGCAGCAGATGCGTGATTGGTTCGGCGATGTGCCGGCCTACATCATCACCCTGGCTGCCGATTACTGCGCTCAGTGTAGTGACGCTGACTTTTGCGCGCTGGTCGAGCACGAGCTGTATCACATCGCCCAGGCGACGGATAAGTACGGTCAGCCAGCTTTCACCCAAGACGGTTTGCCAAAGCTTGAGATGCGCGGACACGACGTTGAAGAGTTCGTCGGTGTGGTGCGTCGCTATGGGGCGAGCCCTCAAGTGCAAGAGCTAGTGGACGCTGCAAACAATCCTGCTGAGGTGGGGAAATTGAACATATCGAGGGCCTGCGGAACCTGTCTGCTCAAGTCGGCCTGATTCTGGACAGGCTCTGGACGGATGAAAATCTATGGCAGCCCTTCAAAACGACGTGAAGGCCTTTATCGTTCAGGCCTTGGCGTGCTTCGACACGCCTTCACAGGTTGTTGAAGCCGTCCAAAAGGAATACGGGATATCGGTGACTCGCCAGCAGGTGGAGACACACGACCCTACGAAGACATCAGGAAAAGGCTTGGCCAAGCGCTGGGTAACGATGTTTGAAGATGCCAGAAAGCGCTTCCGCGAAGAAACGGCAGAGATCCCGATCGCCAACCGAGCGTTCCGGCTCCGCGCCATGAACCGTTTTGTCGAACGGGCCGAGACGATGAAGAACATCGGCCTCGCAATGCAGATTCTCGAGCAGGCGGCCAAGGAAGTCGGCGACGTCTACGTCAATCGCAACCGGAAGGATGAACCTGACGATGAGCCGGCAATCCCGACGCGCATCCAGGTCGACGTAGTGGATGCGAGGAAGTCGAATGCCGAGCCTTAATGTTCCGCAGTCGCAGTTCCTTCTGTTACCCCACAAGTTTCGCGCCTTTGTTGCTGGATTCGGCTCCGGAAAGACCTGGGTCGGATGCTCAGCACTGAGCAAGCATTTCATGGAGTGGCCGGGAGTCAACGCTGGTTACTTCGCACCGACTTACCCGCAGATCCGCGACATCTTCTATCCCACGATGGAGGAGGTGGCCTACGACTGGGGCCTAAAGACCAAGATCAACCAGGCGAACCATGAGGTTCACATTTACAGCGGCCGGCAGTATCGCGGCACTGTGATTTGCCGGTCGATGGAGAAGCCGCAAACCATTGTCGGCTTCAAGATCGGTCACGCTCTGGTTGATGAACTGGATGTGCTGACGTCGATCAAGGCTCAGCAGGCTTGGCGCAAGATCATTGCCCGGATGCGTTATAACCTGCCCGGGCTTAAAAACGGCGTGGACGTGACCACGACGCCGGAAGGCTTCAAGTTCGTTTTTCTCCAGTTCGTGAAGCAGTTGCGCGACAAGCCGGCACTGAAGGAAATGTATGGGCTGATCCAGGCCAGCACCTTCGACAACGAACTGAACCTGCCTGACGACTACATCGCATCGTTGATGGAGTCGTACCCCGAGCAGCTGATCCGCGCGTACCTGAACGGACAGTTCGTCAACCTGACGTCCGGATCGATCTACCACGCCTACGACCGCAAGCTGAACCAGTGCTTCGACACTGTGCAGCCTGGTGAGCCGTTGTTCATCGGCATGGACTTCAACGTCGGCAAGATGGCGGCGATCACCCACGTCAAACGTGACCAGGGCCTGCCGCGCGCCGTGGACGAGTTGATGGATGGCTACGACACGCCGGACATGATTCGTCGCATCAAGGAGCGGTACTGGGAACACACCGGCAACGACTACAAGAAGACCTGCGAAATCCGGATTTACCCGGACGCCTCCGGTGATTCGCGCAAGTCGGTCAATGCCAGCCTCACCGATATCGCCATGCTCAAGCAGGCAGGCTTCACAGTCATCGCGCCGGCGGCCAACCCGCCGGTGAAGGATCGGATCAACGCCATGAACGCCATGTTCTGCAACGCGCAGGGCGAACGGCGGTACCTGGTGAACCCGTTTACATGCCCGACCTACGCCGATGGCCTGGAACAGCAGATCTGGGCGCCGAACGGCGAGCCGGACAAGAGCCAAGGCAACGACCACGCCAACGACGGCGGCGGTTACTTCATTCACCGCGAGTACCCGATCATCAAACCGGTCACCGCTATCAAAATGGGATACGCCCGATGAGCAACGACGTTTCCTTCAAGCGGGCGGACTACATCGAAGTATTGGATCGCTGGTCAACGGTTCGCGACGTTTGCGCGGGACAGCACCGGGTTGTCGACCGACTGCCTTACATCAACGCTCACGATAAGTCGCCGGAGAACGTTGATCGCAACAAGGCCTATCGAGAACGGGCGGTGTTCAAGAACGCCACTGGTCATACGCGAAACGGTTTGCTTGGTTTGGCGTTTCACAAAGACCCGACGTTGGTCGTTGCGAAGAAGATGGAGTACCTGCAAGACAATGCCAATGGGTCAGGCGTGAGCATTTACCAGCATTCGCAGGGCACGCTCGAAAAGGTGCTTGAGGCTGGACGGCATGGTCTGTACGTCGATTACCATCAAGATGCCGGAACTGGTGGCCACTCCGTGATCCTGTCGTACTGCGCAGAGGACATCATCAACTGGCGCACGGGCATGGTGAACGGTCACAGCGTACTGACCCTGGTGGTGCTGCGCGAGTCGCCGGAGATCGAAGATGGATTTGGTTTCAAGGTGGTCGAGCAATACCGAGAGCTTGCGCTCGAGGATGATGGTTTTGTTTGTCGTGTTTGGCGCAGGTCCGGGCCGAAAGGTGGCGGGCCGCTGGCCGTTGTTCAGGAGTTCAGGCCCACCGGCGGCGCTGGCCGCCTGAAGGAGATCCCATTCACCTTCGTCGGTGCGCAGAACAACGATCCGAGCATTGACGAGTCGCCGCTCTACGACATCGCCATGATCAATCTGGGTCATTACCGGAACAGTGCCGACTACGAAGACAGCGTCTTCTGGTGCGGCCAGGCACAGCCATGGATTTCCGGTCTGGACGAACAGTGGCGCGACTGGATGGAGAAGAACGGCGTTTACGTCGGCTCACGTGCCCCGATGATGCTGCCGGCCGGTGGCCAGTTCGGGTACGCCCAGCCACTGCCGAACACGCTAGTGAAGGAGGCCATGGCTGACAAGAACCAGATGATGATCGAGCTGGGCGCCCGTATGGTCGTGGCATCTCTATCGTCCAAGACAGCGACCGAAGCACGCGGCGATCAGTCCGCATCGACGTCGGTGCTCGCCGGCTGCGTTGCCAACGTCAGTGAGGCCTATACCCGGGCGATCATGTGGTGCTGCACCTACATGGGCGTCGACGACGCGAAGGTCGCCTATCAGATCAACCAGGAATTCGTAGAACTGACGGCTGATCCGCAAATGATCACCGCACTGGTCGGCCTCTGGCAGAACGGTGGATTCGCCAAAGCGGATTTGCGTGCCTACCTTCGCAAACTTGGCCTGATCGCGCCTGAGCGCACAGACCAGCAGATCGATGGCGAGTTGGCAGAGCAGGGCGACGGCTTGGGCCTGGACGACGAGGACAAAGTAGATGGCGGCAAACCAAGCAATCCTTGACGCCACGATTCGGCACGCGGTCTTCCTCGAAAAGCTGAAGGCAGGGGAGGTCGGCAAGTTCGCTCCCTTCCTGAAGGAGATCGACCGCTCCATTCGCGATCGGCTCGCCCAGTCGGATCTGACCGAGTACAACGTCAAACGGCTGGAATTGCTGCTGAAAGAGGTCGACAGTCTGCTACTGGGCATCTTCGACCGCTACAGCGCGCAACTGAATCTCGACCTGATCGACATCGCCAACTACGAGGCTGAGTTTGAAGCGTCGAGCCTGGCCCGGTCGGCGCCGATGGGTGTTTCGTTGGATGTGGTAGCGCCAACGGCAGCGGCTATCCGCACCGCGGTGCTGACCAATCCCCTCAGTGTGCGCGGCACCGGCGGCGGTAAGCTGCTGAAGTCGTTCATCAAGGGCTGGACCAGTGCCGAGCGCGAGCGGGTCACCGGTACGATCCGGCAGGGCTTCTTCGAAGGACAAACGAACTTCCAGATCATCCGCAACATCCGCGGCACGAAGTCGACCGGCTACAAGGATGGCATTCTCGCGACCACCTACCGCAATGCCAGCACGGTCGTGCACACCGCAATTCAGCATGTGTCGTCTCAGGCGCGCATGGAGGTGGCTAAGGCCAACACGGACATCGTGTCCGAGATCGAGATGGTTGCCACGCTTGATAGCAAGACCAGCCAGCAGTGTCGATCAATGGATAAGCGACGGTTTCCGGTCGACTCCGGTCCCCGGCCCCCGTTTCACCCGAATTGCCGCACCACGTTCGTCCTGCTGACCAAACTCAGCGAGATGTTCGCCAAGGGCGCTACGCGGGCGGTGGTGGGTGCAGGTGGAGCAGGGCAAGTCAGTGCAAGCCTCGACTATTACCACTGGCTTCAGCAGCAGCCTGCTTCGTTCCAAGACGTTGCAATCGGGCCGATGCGGGCAAAGCTGTTGCGCGAGGGCGGATTGAGCATTGAGCGTTTCGCAGAACTACAGCTTGATCGCAATTTCGCGCCACTTTCACTTGCGCAAATGAAAAAGCTAGAACCTATAGCATTTCACTCGGCTGGCTTATAAAGTCAAAAATGCTCTTGGTAATGCGATAAGTTAAGCTTTCCCTCCTGAAATGTGGCTGACGAAGGTAAAGGAATGCTTAGGAAAACAACGAAATCACTTACGGAATGTTTAAAAAGATGCACGCGTTTCCGAAAACAAAGGAAAGGAACGCTTGAGTTTTCGTATGAGCTCTCTGATGCGGCTGTTGTTGCTGAAATTGATGAGCAACTCGCATTGCTGACATCCGATGGTTCTTTCGATATAAATAGGCGTGACGATTTCCTCTTTTTTGTATTTTTAATAAGACGTGCTCCCGCTTTGCGAAAAAGTTTCTTCTCCAAGATGAATTGTCTAGAGATGTTTACGGTTTTTAGCAGAGTAAATCGCAGTAACTATACGAGGATCGATTGTGCTCTTTTGCTCTTGAAGGACGCTATGAGCGCAGGCGATTTATCTAAAACAATCGGGGTTATTTGCGATATTCGAGAAAACAGTTTTAATGAGTGGGTAGAGTTTGTCGCGAAGAAAGTAAATAGCGGTCGTAAGAGTAACTCAGTGAGCAATCCAAATCCGTGGCTTTGGATCTTGGACGTCGCTTCTAACTCATTGTGGTCGGCGCCATACGGGAAGAAAGAACTGCAACTAATCGAAATTCTGACTTACTAGGTTTTTTATTTTTCAGAATAACCCGCTTTTGCGGGTTTTTTTATGCCTGCGAAACGGGCGTCACAAACTCAAGGGTGCATCAACGTGGCAGAAGAAAACGAAATCGATCTGGACAATCCGGCAATCAAGGCCGCTATCGCGACTGCCGTTGAGACCTCTGTTGCTGGGTTGAAGGGTAAAAACTCCGAGCTTCACGGCAAGCTGAAAGACGCCACCACGAAGCTGAACCAGTTCGAGACGCAATTCGAAGGCATCGATATCGACGCCGTCAAAGGTCTGCTCAGTCGGGCCGGCCAAGACGAAGAAACCAAGCTGCTGACTGAGGGCAAGGTGGATGAGGTCTTCAATCGCCGCACCGAGCGGCTGCGTGCCGACAACGACAAGCAGTTGAAGGCCGTCACGGCACGTGCCGAGAAGGCTGAAGCGTTTGCTGCCAAATTCCAGGGCAAGGTCTTGGGAGATTCGGTTCGCGGCGCGGCTTTGAAAGCCGGCGCACTGCCGGAAGCAACCGACGACATCATCCTGCGCGCCAAAGGCGTGTTCTCGCTGAACGAAGAGGGTGAAGCGGTCGCCGTTGATGAATCTGGCCAGGTCATCCTCGGCAAAGACGGCAAGACCCCTCTGACACCGCTCGAATGGGCGGAATCCCTGCGCGAAAGCGCACCCCACCTGTGGCCAAGGGCTTCAGGTACACAAGCCCCGGGCGGGGGTGGCGGCCAGGCTGCATTCAAGCGCTCCGAAATGACTGCTGAGCAAAAGCGCGACTACCAGCGCAAGCACGGCCAAACCGCATATCTGCAATTGCCCAAGTAAGGGGATTCACCCATGGCAACGACTGTGAACAGCGACCTGATCATCTACAACGATGAGGCGCAAACCGCATACCTGGAGCGTGTCCAGGACAACCTCGATGTGTTCAACGCATCGTCCAACGGCGCGATCGTTCTCGACAACGAACTGATCGAAGGCGACTTCCGCAAGCGCTCGTTTTACAAGATCGGTGGCTCGCTGGAGCACCGCGACGTCAACTCCACCGGCAAGGTGACCGCGAAGAAGATCGGCGCCGGTGAGGCCGTCGGGGTCAAGGCACCGTGGAAGTACGGTCCGTACCAGACCACCGAAGAGGCATTCAAACGCCGCGGTCGTCCGGTCGACGAGTTCTCGCAGATCATCGGCGCCGACGTTGCCGACGCTACTCTGGAAGGTTTCATCCAGTACGCCACTGCTGCACTGCGCGCCTCGATCAGCTCCAACGCTGACATGGTGGTTTCGGCCAACATTGAAACCGACGGCAAGAAGACACTGACCCGCGGCATGCGCAAGTTCGGTGATAAGTTCGGTCGTATCGCGCTGTGGGTCATGCACTCCAGTGCTTACTTCGACATTGTCGACGAGGCGATCGCAAACAAGGTCTACGAAGAGGCGGGCGTCGTCATCTACGGCGGCTTACCGGGCACTCTCGGCAAGCCAGTGCTGGTGACTGACACCGCGCCTGCGGATGTGATCTTCGGCCTGCTGCCAAATGCCGTGGTGATCACTGAGTCTCAGGCGCCCGGTTTCCGTTCGTACGCGGTGAACGACGAAGAGAACCTCGGCATCGGATACCGCGCTGAAGGCACCGTCAACATCGATGTTCTCGGCTACAGCTGGAAGGAAACCGCTGGCGGCGCCAACCCAACGCTTGCCGCCGTGGGTTCGGCTGCGAACTGGGTCAAGCACTCCAACAGCAATAAGGTGACTGCTGGTGTGCTGATCACCCTGACCACCACGCCACCAGCCGGCGGCTGATACTGGCCCTGACAGCGGCCAGCGATGGCCGCTACGGAGAATTTTATGGAACTGGTTTACTCCACTCAGAACTCGGACTTCGATCCGGAAAAGCGTTACCGCAATCCAGCGCACTTTGATCGGCCTGAAGCGGGTGTGACCCATGCGGTCGTGATTGGCGACTGGCCGAAGGTGGTCGACGCCTATGAGGCGCAGGGCGTCGAAGTCTCGGTGTTGAAGCCTTTGATCAGCGAATCGGTTAATTCGGATCGTGCCGACCCCATCGCAAGCCTGGAGCAGGACAACGACATGCTCCGCGCTGAGCGTGACGGCATCGTGTTGCTGATCGACGCCGCCGAAGGCCTGACTGAACTGGAACACCCTGGCGCCGGCGAACTGCCAATCCGCTTGTTCGGCGCGCTGAAAGCCATTCATGAGGGTTTCGAATCCCTTACGGGTGAACGTGACAACTTGGCGGGCGAGGTTGAATCTCTCCGCGCTGAAGTTGCACGCCTCAAGGCTGCTGCGGAGCCGGTCGACAATGCCGAGAAGATCGCGAACCTCAAAGCACAACTCGACGCTGCCAATGTGCCGTATCGAGCGAATGCTTCGGTAGAATCACTGGAAAAGGCAGTTGCTGATCTTCAGCAGGCGTAATAATCCGGGTGCCGCCAAAGCGGCACCCGATCGAGAACCCCATAGCGAGCTGATTCATGACTCTCATCATTGAGGACGGTACCGGCAAGCCTGACGCCGAAAGCTATGCATCCGCCGAGGACCTGGCTATGTACGCCGTGAAGTTCGGCGTGGTCATCCCGGCAGATGTGCCAGCACAGGAAGCGCTGCTTCGCCGGGCCGCGCTGGCAATGGATGGCATGACGTGGAAGGGGCGAAAGTCCAACAGCGAACAGGCCCTGTCCTGGCCGCGCCGAGGCGTTGAGTTGGACTACGAAATCAAGCCTGACAACTACCTGCCGGCGCGCATCCAGTATGGACAGATGGCTCTGGCGGCCGAGATTCATCAGGACGATATCGATCCGGTAGAGAAGCGTAAAGGCGCGGTGACGATGGAGCGTGTCGAAGGTGCGGTAACTCGCGAGTACGCGGCGATCCCGAATACCAGCGGCCGACTTTTGCCGGCGGCGCCGGATAGACCGAGCGCCACGCAGTTTGCTGACTACCTACAGAAGCGCGGGCTGTTCGCTATCCGTGCGTAATATTGGTTTCGAATAGAAGGCTGTCGACTGCAGCAGTAATCATTTTTCGATTGGCCCACTTTGCTTTCACATCCTTCTTTTCTAACAACTCATCGAATAGCACATCAACCATATATTCCGAGCCTACGTTGGCGATCGCAAATCTCAACTGCTCAGGGTTGGTCATGCTTTCAGGAAACTTCGCGTGTACGTAGCGCCGAGCCCTTTCTCTCCAGAAATCATGTCCTTCCTGCGATGTGATGCTCATAAGCGACTCCTGTGCTGTGTGGACCATCAATATTGGTGCGACAAATACTTTTTCAAGGGAGCAACCGACATGGCCTTCTATGACGAAATGGCCATGATGGCTCTGGAGATGATCACAGAGTTCGGCCAGCCCGTGACCATCAGCAAGACGGAGCCGGGCGAGTACGATCCTGAAACAGGTGGGGATTCACCGGGCGCCACCATCGAGCAGACCGCCCAAGGCATCCTGCTCGACTTCACCGGTCAGGAATTCCAGAACAACAGCCTAATCAAGCAGGGCGACAAGAAACTGAAGATCGCCGCGCAGGGGTTAGAGTGGGTGCCAGACCTGCTGAACAAAGTGATCATCCAAGGACGCACCTGGTCCATCGTGCCGCCGTTGAAAGAGGTGAGTCCCGCCGGCACGCCGATTCTCTACGAATTGCAGGTGCGGTCATGAGCCGGGCGGGGGCCGGCCAGTCCGGTAGCTTTGCGCTGAGCCTTGCCGAGTTTGCAGCCCAGACCAGCGAAGCCATCGACGCGAGTGTGCGCGAGATCATCATCGAGGTCGGCAGTAGCCTGATCCGCATGTCTCCCGTAGGTAACCCGGAGATCTGGGCGCAGAACGCTGTAGCGACCCAGTACAACAAGGCTGTCGACGACCACAACAGCGCGCTGCGCAGCGACCCGGCCAACCTCACCAAGGGAGGCAGGCTCAAGAAGGGCCGCAAGCTCAACGATGGCATGGACATCAAGGCACCTGAAGGCTACGTCGGCGGCCGCTTTCGCGCGAACTGGCACACCTCTCTCGGCGTTGTCGAGAGTGTCACCTTCGACGAGGTAGACCCGAGCGGCGCCGAAACCACCGCCGCACTGGTCGCCGCAATGAGCGACTTCACCGCCGGCCAGATGGCCTACATCATCAACAACTTGCCCTATGCGATCCCTCTGGAGTTCGGCCATTCCAATCAGGCCCCCGGCGGCATGGTTCGGGTAACCGTGGCTCGCTTCCAGCAAATCGTGCAGGAGGCCATCAGGAATAATCAGGTATGAGTCACTCGATCATCGCCTCTATCTACGAGGCAAAGCTCATCGCTTGGAACAATGCCAGGCCGCAGAAGCTGAAGATCGTCTTCGAGAACATGGCCTATACGCCGGTAGCGGATGAAACCTATCTGCGAGCGTTCACGATCCCGGGCGATACCGCGAGCAACACACTCGGCGGCGATCATCGGCTGTTCACCGGCGTGTTTCAGGTAAGCGTTATTGCGCCGGCCGGCACCGGAAAAACGAAGACGAATCCGATCGTCGATGAGTTGACGGGCCTGTTCCCTCTGTACTCTCGGGACACGAAAGGAGCAGTCACTGTGGTGACTATGTCGCCAGTCGACCAAGGGCCCGGCATCACCGGCGATTCCGCGTACACCGTCCCTGTCTCGTTCTCCTATCGAGCCGACACCAACTGATCCCGCCCATTGGGCAATCCTACGAAACCCGCCAATGAGCGGGTTTTTTCATATCTGCAAAGAGGAAATACCCATGGGCTACAAGATCCCGAACGGCGGCACTTTCCAGCACGCTGCAACCTATGCCGCCGCACTGGCGTTCGCTTCCATCACCAACGCCACTGAAGCGGTAGCAACTGTCGTGGGCGGTACGCTGACCGCCGGCGATATCGTGTTGCTGACTTCAGGCTGGAGCAAGCTGGACAGCAAGGTGGTGCGTATCAAAGCGGCGACCGCCACGGCAATCACGCTGGAAGGCCTCGACACCACCGACACCCAGATATTTCCGGCCGGTGGCGGTGCGGGCACCATGCGCAAGGTTTTGACCTGGGTTCAGATTCCGCAAATCTCCGACGTTGCCTTCTCCGGCGGTGAACAGAACTACCTCGACGTGGTTTTCCTCGAGGATGATCAGGGCAAGCAAATTCCGACCGACAAATCCGCAGCCAGCATGGTGCTGACCCTGGCGGATGACCCTGCTCAGGACTTCAACAAGGTGCTGATGAAGGCTGATGCTGGCAAGCAGGTTGAGGCTGCGCGCCTGAACCTGCCGGGTAATGACACGCTGCTCTACGGCGCTTACACATCGTTCTCCAAACAGCCAGCAGTGTCCCGCAACAACCTGCTGACTCGCACTGTGAACCTGGCGCTTCAGGCTGAGCCGACCCGCTACCTGACCGCGGTGGTGTAACCGATGGCAAAAATTCGAATCGCCCAGAACCCGACGTTCCAAGCAATGGTGCTGATCCCGATCGTTGGCAGCGCGCCCGAAAAGATCGAGTTCACGTTCAAGTATCGCGACCGGCTGGAACTGGCCGCTCTTTTCGATGAGTGGAACCAGAATCGCAAGGAAGCCTTGGCCGCGCTCGGGGATCAACCATCGCTTTCTGAAGTGGTTGCTGCTGATGCAGCCCAGCAGGTTCGGCAAATCAAGGATCTGGTGGCTGGCTGGGCCTTCGACGATAAGTTCGATGAAAAGAGCATCACCGCTCTGGTGAAGTCGTGCCAAGGCGCAACCGAAGCGGTAGTCGAAGCCTATCAGGGCGCATACAACCAGGCCCGCCTGGGAAACTGACAGATGCCGCGCGCGCCTTGTATGCGCCCGCGGCGCCGGTTGAGCTGATGAGTATGTTCGGCCTCGCGCCTGGTGATCTGGAAGAGGAAACAGAGGTCTGGCCATGCAACTGGCCGGCTTTCCTCCTGTTCAACCGAATGTCCACGCAGTGGCGGGTCGGCACCGGTGGCGCTATCGGTCTCGATTACAACTGCATTCGCGGCGTCGCCGGGTTCCTCGGCATCAAGAAAAAGAAACTCGCTGAAATCTTTCCTGACCTTCAAGTGCTGGAAGGCGAGGCCCTGCGCGTGATGGCGGAGGAAAGGGAAAACAGCCCGTAATCACGGGCACTTATTCAAGGTGAGTCGATGAACATTGCAGAACTCGGCGTCAAGATCGACTCGGCCGATGCAATCGAGGCCAAAACGAGCCTGGATGAAATGGCGAAAGCCGGCGGCCGGGCCGAGCAGTCCGCCGTTTCGCTGATGAACGAAATGCAGGCGCTGGAGAAGTCGCTTTCTACCAGCGCCAAGACCACGCAGGACCTTGCCCGACAGCGCGATGCGTTGGCAAAGTTGACCAAGACCGGAGCTTATGGCGAAGCTGAGGCCGCGAAGATCTCGGCGCAGCTCGACAAGCAGCAGGTAGCCCTGGCCAAGTCAGCCATGGATGAACAGAAGGCACTCAACAGCCTGCTGGGCGCTATTGACCCGGCCCGCGCTGCCCTCTCGAAGTTGGATTCCCAAGTCGAACAATTAGGCAAACATCTGGATGCCGGCCGGATCAGCCAGGACGAGTACAACACCGCCCTCAGCAAGATCGACAAGGATTACGACAAGCTCAACAAGACCGCCACCGGCTTCGACAAGTTGCGCCTCGGCACTCGCCAGGCACAGGAAAACGTCGTTCAGCTGGGGAATGCGCTGTCCTCGGGAGACTGGGGAAGTGGCGTACGTGCGGTTGCGCAATTGGGTGCCGGTGCCGGCGAGGGCGCCGCCGGCTTACTCGCGATGCTGGCGCCGCTTGCGCTAGCCACTGCGGCGGTTGGCGTGTTGGCCTACGCCTTCTACAAGGGCAGCGAAGAGCAGGACAACTACAACAAATCGCTCATCCTGACCGGCAACTACGCCGGTGTGAGTGCTGGGCAATTGGGCGAAATGGCCCGTCAGGTTAGCGCTACGGTCGGCACCACCGCGCAAGCGGCAGAGGTTTTAGCGCTGCTGGCGGGTAACGGGAAGATTGCTGGCGAGAGCTTTACCGGCATCACCCAAGCCGCTGTGTCGATGCAGGAGGCAACTGGCAAGGCCGTAAGCGAGACAGTTGCCGAGTTTTCCAAGCTTGCCGATGACCCAGTCAAAGCGTCTGCCGCGCTCAACGAGCAGTACCACTACCTAACCGCATCGGTTTACTCGCAAATCACCGCGCTGGAAAAACAAGGCGACCATGCGGGCGCTGTGAAGCTGGCCACCGAATCGTTCGCCGATGCGATCAATCAACGCACGCCGAAGATCCTTGAGAACCTGAGTTTCTGGGAGAAGGGTTACAACGCTGTTGCTCGGGCTGCTGATGGACTGAAGAACATCGGTCGCCGCGACATCAATGCGGAAATCGAAACTGCTCGGAATGATCTCCAGCAGGCTGAAAGCATGGATGGCTTGTTTCAGAGTCAGAAGTCCAAGGATGCGCTGATCGAGTTTCGGCGAAATCGTCTCAACATGCTAGAGGACCAGAAAGCGGCAGAAGCCGATATCGCCAAATGGCAAGGAGAGCAGGCGAAAGCTCAAGGTGATGCCGTCTCTTCAATGGCGAAGGTCGACGCACTCACCAAGTCAGCGTGGACGAACGAGCAGAAGCGCACCGAGGCGGTCAAGGAATACAAGCGTCAGCTCGAAGACATCCGCAAGGTCGTCCCCAACGACCCGCGACTGAATCAGGCCGCCATCGACAAGAACCTGGCCAACATCAACGACAAGTTCAAGGATTCGAAGGCAGCCGGTTCGCAGGTAGATCTGACCAGCTTCAACAGTGCCAAAAACAATCTGGCTGCAATCAGCGAGGAATACAAAAACGCCCAGAAGGAACTGGATGCGGCGCAGAAGGCTGGGCTCGTTTCTCAGGCCGACTACGCCCTGAAGCGCGAAGCGCTGATCGGCAACGAGCGCGATGAAGTGACTGCGGCTTACGAGGCGGAGATTGCCGCGCTGGAAGTCGCGAAGGCGAAGAAGACCACCTCTGCCGCGCAGAGCATCCAGCTGGACCAGAAGATCGCCGACGCACGCGCGGGCATGGTCAAGGCGCAGAAGGACGCGGACAGCCAGCTTGAAGTGTTAGCCACCAACGAAACCGGACGCATTGCCAAGCAGGAGCGGGCGATTACGTCGTACGTTCAGGCATTAGGTCAGCAGCAGCGAGCCCTTGAGCTTGCCGGCCAGCGTGCAGTGCTGGGCGTTGGTCAGGGTGACCGGCAGAACGCTCTCAGTGGCGAACTGAACAGTCAGCAGGATCGGTTTGCGCAGCAGTCGCTGGAACTGGCAAATCAGAAGTCCGACCCATCGCGGAATATGTCGGAGGAGGAGTTCGCTCGCAAGTCGCAGGCTCTCGCCGATGCGAACAAGGCGGCCACCGACCAAATCCGGCAGAACTACGCGGACGTGGAGGCGGCACAGGGTGATTGGACGAAGGGCGCAACATCGGCCTGGGCTAACTACTTGGATTCGGCGAGCAACATTGCCGGCCAGACGAAAACCTTGTTCGGCAATGCCTTCAGCTCGATGGAAGACGCGGTCGTCAACTTCGCCATGACCGGGAAGCTATCGTTCGCCGACTTCACCAAGTCGATTCTCGCGGACATGGCGCGGATCGCGACCCGTCAGGCCAGTTCGGCATTGCTGAGCAGTCTAGTCGGCGCTGCCACCAGCTACTTCACTGGCGGTGGTGGCGGTAATGGGCTGGCGGCTGGATCAGCGGGTGCAACGTCGTCGAATCTCGGCGCGTCTTCGGCGGGTTATTCCAGCAGTTACTTCCCGCAGGCGCTCGGTGGTGCCTGGTCGTCGGGCGTGCAAATGTTCGCCAACGGCGGCGCCTTCACCAACAGCATCGTCAGCGCGCCGACCGCGTTCGGCATGGCCGGCGGCCGGGCGGGCGTCATGGGTGAGGCGGGGCCGGAGGCGATCATGCCGCTGACCCGGACTTCCAGCGGCAAGCTGGGTGTTATCGCTGCCGGCGGAGGCTCGGGCACTGCGATCAGCATCAATGCAGCGGTCACGGTAATGACCGAGGATCGCAGCTCCGAAGGCATGCAGATCGATCAGCAAGCCCTGTCGAGAAACCTACAGTCGCAGATGCAGGCGGTGGCCGAAAGAGCCGTCGCCGACTCTTGGCGCGCGGGCGGTACCAGCTTTCGAAATGCAAATGGGAGGGCCTGATGGCCATAGAGAAATTCACCTGGCCAACCGAGCGGGGGGAAACGCCCGATATCAATTATCGGGTGCGCACCTCGAAGTTCGGCAATGGCTACGCGCAGAACGTCGGTGACGGCCCGAACAACAAAGAGGACTCCTATCCGATCATCTATACCGGCCAGAAGGCCAAGGTGCAGCAGATCATGGCGTTCCTCGACCGGCACGCCGGGGCAAAAGCGTTTCTCTGGACAACGCCGCTCGGCGAACTTGGACTGTTCACCTGCAAAAATCCCGCTCCTACACCAATGGGCGGTGGGGTCTTCAAACTCACCGCCACGTTCGAGCGGGCATTCAAACCATAAGGGGCAACCATGCCGCTGATCAGTGACATCCAGATACTTGAGCCTGGCAGCGAAGTGCTGCTCTTTGAATTGGACGGCACGGACTACGGCGCGGACGTTCTGCGCTTCCACGGGCACGCGATTCCGCACACGGCGGCCGAACTGATTGCCGCCGGCGACAATGCAGACCAACTGCCGGCGAAGGCGATCTACTGGCAAGGCAACGAATACAGCGCTTGGCCGATGCAGATCGATGGCATCGAGGCGAACGGTGACGGCACTGCGGTTCGACCAACGCTGTCGGTGGGCAACGTCAACGGGCGCATCACCGCGCTGTGCCTGGCGTTCGAGGATCTGCTCGAGTTCAAGCTGACGATGCGGCACACGCTCGGCACCTACCTCGACTCGACGAACTTTCCAGTCGGCAATCCGACGGCAGATCCGACCCAAGAGACGATCGAAGTCTGGTACATCGACCAGAAAATGAACGAGGACGGGGAGACTGTTAGCTGGGAGTTGGCCAGCCCCGGCGATGTGGGTAATGAATCAATCGGGAGGCAGGCCACAACCCTTTGCCATTGGTGTCTCACCGGCGGCTATCGCGGGCCGAACTGCGGATACACCGGGCCATACGTGACCGAGGACGGAGTTGTCACTGACAACCCGGAGCTGGATGAATGCGACGCCACGCTGGGCAAGGGCTGTATTCCGCGCTTCGGCGAAGGCAACCCGCTGCCGTTTGGTGGCTTCCCGGCCGTTTCCCTGATCGCACGGAGCTGACATGCGAAAGCACATCTTGAATGCGATCCAGGCGCACGCGGCGGCCGAATACCCGAAAGAGTGCTGCGGGCTTCTGCTGGCGATCGGTCGCAAGCAGCTGTACTTCCCCTGCATCAATGTCTCGACCGAGCCGAACGAAGAGTTCCGAATCGATCCCGAGCAGTACGCGGCAGCCGAGGACATCGGCGAAGTGATCGGCGTGGTGCACTCGCATCCGGATGCAACCAGCCGACCGTCACCGCGCGACCTCGCCATGTGCGAAGCGACGGCCATTCCTTGGCTCATCCTGAGTTGGCCCGAGGGCGATCTGAGGACAGTGATGCCATCTGGCGAGGTGCCGCTGCTGAAGCGTCCATTTGTACACGGCGCCTGGGACTGCTGGCAGGTCTGCGCGGACTGGTACAAACGCGAGTGGGGGTTGGAATTCGAAGCCTTCAAACGCGCCGATGGCTGGTGGGAGAGCAAAGACAACACCAGCCTGTACGAAGCGAACTACGAGGTAGCCGGCTTCTACCGGGTCGACCAGCCGCAGCGCGGCGACATGATCGTGATGGAAGTGGGGCGAACCGTTTACCCGAACCACGCTGGGATCTTTCTCGGCACTGATCCTGCTCTGCCGGGTGAGGAGGCGGCGACTTTCGGTCCCGGACCGTTCCTGCTGCACCACCTGTATGGCAGGCCGTCAGAGGTCATTGTCTTCGGCGGGCCGTGGCACGATAGAGCGCGCCTGATTCTCAGGCACAAAGATGCACAAAAAACCACATGAAGCGGTAGTGCCGCTGGAGATTAAAATGAAGAACGAAATCAAGGCTGCCCGCGTAGAAAGCATCATTCGCAGTGCTGCGAGAAGCGCGGATGGGGAGCCAATCTGGATGCTGTCGAAAGATGGTGGCATTTTCATAAGCCGGAAGGCTTTAGCTGATGCCACCATCGGTTTAGCTCAGATCAAGAATTGATTTCTTTGGTCTTTTTTGCGAACTCTTCAGGCGAAAGCTGGATTGGAAGTTCTTTTCCTGGCAGCGCCTTTTGAAAAATCTCATAAACGAAGTTATCTCCGCTCCCTTGCTCGCGCGATGCAAGCACAGCAGCGCCGAGGTAGGCCTGGGCTAAGCTGGGATTGCTCTGGGCTGCAACATGGCTGAGCGCCAGTAAGGTGTTGTTGATTTGATTGATAGCGTGATTGATGTCTGTAACAGGTGAGTCACTCACATTGACCTCCAGGTCATTAACGCGCCGAAATTGGCGCAATCCCAGTCCTTGGGCTTGCAGGCAAAGGACTGGGGAATCCTTTTTTTTTAATCAGACTGTTATCCACCACTTGATGTGGTCAGCAGATAACACAACGTCACTCTTTTCAGTTGCAAGATTGGCCTTGAGTGCGTCATCGGCTGTAAGAACTCGCGCTGTGTTTTTTAGGCACGCACGTATGTCTACCCGTTCATTAGCTCCATCAGTTCGCTCGTCAAAGATACTAACGTAGCGGTCGAAGTCGTTATCCAAACTTAGGGAGTGTTCATTTAATCTGGCGTGGTCAAGTCTCGAGCCATTAGGAAACCCCCAATTAAGAGGGTGTAGCAAGAAACGACTGTGCGGCGCGGCGATACGTCGGTCCGCAGCTAAGAACAAAATGATCCCCATCGATTCAATATTGCCAGTGTTGTGAATCGTCACAGGCACCGGGAGAGAGCGAATGAAGTTGTATAACCAAAACCCCAGCATCGTGCTGCCACCGTCAGTTGTTACATGGTAACGAATCTCGGTAGCGCCTTGAGCTAATGCCTGCAAGGTAACATCCTGCACTTGCAGCGCTGACCCTTGATGGATATTGCCGGTGAAGTGAATTACATGGGTTGTCATGTTTGCGCTCTGATACCGAGGGAGGCACAACGCTACTACGGTCGGATCCAATCCAGTTACTGGAATTTCGTCCACACTGTATGCCCACACAGCTATCAGGGTGATATCTTGAACCCTTTCCCACAGGAGTGACCTGCATGAAATTGATCGTAGGAGCGCTGGCGGTAGCGCTGTTGGCTGGGTGTGCGACTTCACCGGTGCCGTCCGGAAAGGCTGACCCTGTGCCGAGCTCGCGTCTGTTCGCATATCAGAAGCCGGGTACCGATGGCGCTGTTTTGATCGTTACCCGTGATTCCGGCTTTGTTGGTGGCGGCTGCAATACCTTCGTGAGCATTGACGGGCGAAAAGCTGCCGAGATTGGTTCTGGTGAAACCGCAAAGTTCTACGTTGCCGCCGGCGAGCACATCATCGGCGCGTCAGCATGCGGCAGCGGCTTGAAAGAGCGGGAAGCCAACATAAAGGCTGGTGGCACCAAGAAATTCAGGATATCCATCGACTCATCAATGAGCATGGACCTATCACCCACCATGCAATGACAAAGCCGCCCAAGGGCAGTTTTTTTATGACCGGAGAAAGCTGTGGCAGCGACGACAAGTAACAACCCAGTCATGACAACCATTCTTCTTTCAGGCCCGCTTATCAAGCTGTTTGGTCGCGTTCACCACCGCGAACTTGGCAGCAAGTCCGTTGGCGAGGCATTCAAGGCACTGAAGTGCACGATCAAAGGATTCGAAGGCGCCATTAAAGATCTTGAGCGCAGAGGGATGTGTTTCGCGATTTTCAGAAACCGGAAAAACGTGGCTGAAAGAGATTTTGTCCTTGGTGGAGCCCAGGAGATTCGCATTGTCCCCGTCATTTCCGGAAGCAAGCGAGCGGGCCTGCTTCAAACCATCATTGGTGCGGTTCTGGTCGTGGCCGGATCGTACTTTGGGCAGCCTTGGGCCGTGCAATTGGGCGTCGGGCTGGCGGCTGGTGGTGTTATTCAGATGCTCAGCCCCCAAGCCTCAGGCCTGAAGCAAAGCGCATCCCCCGAAAACTCCCCGTCCTATGCCTTCGGCAGCGCCAAGAACACCACCGCCAGCGGAAACCCGGTGCCGATCTGCATCGGTGAACGCCGGTGGGGCGGGATGATCATCTCGGCCTCGATCTTGGCGGAAGACAAAATCTGAATTCTGAATGGCTTTATGACATTATCTGGATTTAGCTAGGGATTGATAGGTGATGAATAAAGTCGTTCATTTCGTTGAGGTAGAAAATAAGTTTGAGGCGACGTGGTCTTATGAGTGCGAGCCAATTCCGGATGTTTCCATAGATTCCATTGCGTACTTACTTTTTTCTGATGAATCTGGCTTTTGGCTTGGAGAAGTAAATCGCTGGAGTGATGTGAGACAGGTTCAAAATAATATCCACGGACGGCGTTGGATTTTTAATTTCGGTAGAGGAAGAGGCTTCGGATCTCATGCAGCTGATCTCAAAAAATTGTGTAATCGAAATCTGTCGGATGCCGACCTTTTCACGATTAATGGGCATTTCTTCTCTTTTAACGCGCCCGTAGAAGATCCTGATATCAAAAACGTTTTAGCATTGGATCTTTCTGAAGCTCGAGATGCCGTAGCAAACTATTATCGTGTTGAGTCAAGACAAATCGAAATTCTCATAAAGAGTAATTAATTACCATCACCCGCTTCGGCGGGTTTTTTTATGCCTGGAGGAAAGCATGGGCGCAGCGGCACAGATCGATATTCACGGCGAGAAGGGCGGTAGCAGCAAGCCGAAGTCGCCAGTCGAAGCCAGCGATAGCCTGCGCTCGACCAACTTGGCAAAGTTGCTCATCGCGGTGGGCGAGGGCGAGTTCGACGCGGTTCCGACCGAGTACGACATCTATCTGGACAACACGCCGATCCGCGATGCCAGCGGCAACTACAACTTTCCTGGCGTGAAGTGGGACTGGCGTCCGGGCTCGGTCGATCAGGCATACGTCCCAGGCATTCCCTCGGTGGAGAACGAGACGTCGCTGAATATCGAGCTGCGCAGCGATGCGGCGTGGGTGCGCTCCATCACCAATACCCAGCTTTCGGCCGTGCGCATGCGCCTGGCGTGGCCGGCCCTGCAGCGTGCCGACGATGAAGGCAACGTCGGTGGCTATCGCATCGAATACGCCATCGACGTGGCCACCGATGGGGGAGCCTATCAGCAGGTGCTGGTGGACGCCGTTGATGGTAAGACCACCACGCGCTATGAGCGCTCTCGCCGCATCGATCTGCCGGACGCCACAACCGGCTGGCAGATCCGCGTGCGCCGCCTGACGCCGAACCAGAACAGCAACAAGATCGCCGACACCATGCTGGTGGCCGGCTACACAGAAGTCATCGACGCCAAGCTGCGCTACCCGAATACCGTACTGCTCTACATCGAATTTGACGCCGAGCAGTTCACCAACATCCCCGCTGTGACCGTTAAGTGCAAAGCGCGCCGCTGGATGGTGCCGAGCAACTACGATCCGATCCTGCGCACTTATACCGGGACGTGGGATGGCTCGATGAAGTCGGCCTGGACCAATAACCCGGCTTGGATCACCTACGGCGTGTGCACCAACGATATGTTCGGCTTGGGCAAGCGCATCAAGCCATTCATGGTCGATAAGTGGGAGCTTTACCGGATCGCGCAGTACTGCGACCAATTGGTGCCGAATGGATTGAATGGCGTCGAGCCGCGTTTCTTGTGTGATATGAACCTGCAAGGCAAGGCCGATGCCTGGTCACTGCTGCGCGATATCGCCGGCATTTACCGTGGTATGACCTATTGGGCTCAGGGCCAGCTTGTGATGCAGGCCGACATGCCGCGCGCGCAGGACTTCGACTATGTCTTCACCCGCGCGAACGTCATCGACGGCAAGTTTTCGTATGGCAGCGCCTCGGCGAAAACACGCTATACCCGTGCGCTGGTCAGCTACGACAATCCGGCGAACAACTACGACACCGACGTCATTCCGTTCGCCGACCTCGAACTGCAACGCCGTTACGGTGATCGCCCGACCGAGCTGAGCGCCATTGGCTGCACACGCGCATCTGAGGCGCAGCGGCGCGGTAAGTGGGCGATCTTGAGCAACAACCAAGATCGCACCGTGTCGTTCAAGACCGGCATGGAAGGCGTAATCCCTCTGCCAGGACACATCATTCCGGTGGCTGATTCCCTGCTGGCGGGGCGGGAGGTAGGGGGGCGCATCTCGGCCGCGTCTGGCCGCGTGGTGACGCTCGACCGTGACACCCAGGCCAAGGTCGGTGATCGGTTGATCATCAACCTGCCGGGCGGCCGCGCAGAAGGTCGCACCGTGCAGAAGGTTATCGGGCGCGACGTGACCGTTACCACGAACTACAGTGAACCACCGATCGCGCAGTTGCAATGGGCGCTCGATGCCGACGATTTGGCGATCCCGCTGTACCGCGTGCTGCGTACCAGGCGCACCCCCGAAGGCGACTTCGAAATCAGCGCGCTGCAATACGACCCGAGCAAGTTTGCCTACATCGACACCGGCGCTCGGCTTGAAGAGCGCCCGATCAGCGTGATTCCGATTACCGTCGTTCCTGCACCGGCGAGCGTCACGGTTGTTTCAACTTCGGCCGTCGTACAAGGGATGGCCGTGGCCACAATGACCATCAGCTGGCCCGCCGTGGATGGTGCTGTCGGATATGACATCGAATGGCGCAAGGACAGCGGCAACTGGATCAAGCTGCAGCGCACCGGCATGACCAACGTCGACGTGGTCGGGATCTACGCCGGCGCCTATGTGGCCCGTGTCCGCGCGGTTAGCGCCTTCGACATCACGTCAATCTGGCGAAATTCGATCCTGACCAATCTTAAAGGCAAACAGGGTCTGCCACCGGCGCTCAGCTACCTGACTGCCACGCCGCTGCTGTTCGGCATCTATCTGAAGTGGGGTTTCCCACCAGGTGCAGAGGACAGCCAGCGCACGGAGATCTGGCACGGTCCGACGACCGTGCTGGAAGCCGCTACCAAACTGACCGACCTGGCTTACCCGCAGAGTGATTTCTCCATGCTTGGCCTGCGCGCCGGCGTGACGTTCTACTTCTGGGGGCGGATCGTAGACAAGATCGGCAACATCGGGCCTTGGTATCCGATCGGCATGGGTGTGCAAGGACAATCGAGTTCTGACGCATCGGCAATATTGGAGCTGATTGCACATCAAGTCGGCGAGACAGAGCTTGGCCAAGATATCGTCGATAAGATCAATCAGATTCCAGGCCTTCAGGCGCAGATCGATGCGCTCAACAGCCTAAAGGGTTACGACCCGGAAGCGACCTATGAGGAATACGACCTTGTGGTCGTCGGCAAGCGGATCTATCAAGCCATTGGTCCAGTACCAATCGATACGCCGCCGCCGAATCCTGCTTACTGGCTCGACGTGGGTCAGACCGTGCAAACCGCCAACGGGCTTGCCCAGCAGGTGGCGACAAACACTACCGAAATCACTGAGCTCGACGGAGTGGTAACAGCGCAAGCGACAGCGTTCGAGGCTCTACGGGCTTCGTCCCGAGATGATGACGGCGCTGGCGATCTCGCGGACGCGATCAAGAGCTACACCAGTACCGCGTCGATCGCATCAGAATCGAAGGTTCGCGCCTCTGAGAACGAGGCAATGGCAAGACGCGTAACGACCTTCGACGCGAAAATCGGGGAGAACGCGGCGAACATCACCGAGCTTGAAGAGGTGGTGGCCACAAACGAATCGGTGACCGCTACGAAGATCGATCAGTTGAATGTTTCCGTCGGGCAAAACTCCGCGGCCATTCAGCAGACGTCCACAGCTTATGCGGACACGGCTGGCAAGCTGAGCACGATGTGGTCGGTAAAAATGCAGGTTACGGCGAATGGTCAGTATGTCGCAGCAGGTATCGGCCTCGGGATCGAAAACATCGGTGCCGGGCTGCAAAGCCAGTTCCTGGTCAGCGCCGATCGATTCGCCATCGTCAACACCATCGCCGGCGGTGCCATCTCGGTGCCGTTTGCGGTTCAGGGTGGCCAGGTGTTCATAAACTCGGCGTTCATCGCTGATGGCACGATCACCAACGCCAAGATCGGTAGCTACATCAGCTCCACCAACTACATCGCCGGCCAGCAAGGCTGGATCCTGAACAAAGACGGCACACTTGAAATCAACGGCATCGTTCCCGGCCAAGGTCGTCTGGTGATTAATTCACTGAACGTCTCGGTCTACGACGCCAACAACGCGTTGCGTGTTCGACTCGGATATCTGGGGTAATAAATGGCATATGGAATGCGGATCTGGGGCGCTGATGGTGTGCTTCAGATTGATGAGAACTCTTTCACCATCCGAGTGGTGCTATCGACGCTGGTGACTTTCGGCGCCGGGAAATCGAATCAGGATTTTTCGGTACCGGGAGTCGGCCCCGGAAACGGCGCCGCAATTGTTGTTCCGATTGGCGCCTACACCGACCAGCAGATGCAGTTCGAAACCGAACTGGTCGACAACATCGCCCGGGTTTACAACCACACGCGAGGGTACGCCGCGAGTACCGTCGCAACGGGCACGATGAGGTTGATCGTCATGAGGTTCAACTGATGGCCTACGGTTTACAGTTCACCAACAATAGCAACGTCGTCACCATCGACTCAGAGTTCGCGCGGTTGATGGTTATATCCAGCGGCCGGTATGCACCAACAGAAGAAGGTGGCATGGGATCAACCACCTATTTCGATAGACCGGTGACCTCACAAGAGCCACCTCTAGTGTTTGTCCGACCAGACACCGTTGCGGGTATTGCTGGTCTTTGCTTGATGCGCCTGGTCGGGTCTGCTGGTAATTGGGTTGGGTTCTACGTCCGTGCGTACAGTACGGCAACCGCTCAGCCGAACGGCCGATACTTCGTTGCTGCGTTCGCAGCTCAAGCCGTTGCTCAATATGGAATGCGCCTGTGGGATGGCGCCGGGAGGATGCTGTTTGACTCCGGCACGCCGAACGCCAGCTTCACGCGCTGCTTCCAAAACTGGAACTACATTCGATCGGAATTAACGGAGCAGGGTTTATACCGTAACTATTACTCGGTCCCTTTCAATTTTCCGCAGAACGAATTCATGTTGATCAACACCTTCGGCATGAACATGACGTCAGGCGGCGGTATCAGTCGGCAGCTGTACAGCACCTGGGACTTTTCAACTGGAACCCTTTACGCCGTCACGGTCGCGGCAAATAACCCCTTCAATTTTTTCCTTCCTGCGGTTTTCGCAAAGCAAGCCGTTTAAAAATACTCTCAATAGGATGCAGCCATGCCCTGGTACAAGGCGGGAACGGTCTCTGTTACCCAAAATTCCAACGCGGTGATTGGCTCAGGCACTGCCTTTATTGCGAACAGTCGGGTCGGCGATGGGTTTCGCGGGCCGGACGGACGCTGGTACGAAGTGACCAATATCGCCAGCAACACCGCGTTGTCGATATCGCCGAACTACGAAGGCCCAACAGCGGCCGGCGGCTTCTACTCCATCATGCCGGTGCAGGGCTATCAGAAGGACCTGTCCGACCAGGTGCGCGCAATCCTCAAAGATTACGGCGATAAGTTGGCTTTGCTCGGTACCACTGGCAACTACGAAATATTGCCGGCCAGCAAGGGCGGTACCGGCATCGTCGACCTGTCTGTGTTTGTCCAAGGATTGCTGAATGACGCGGACGCACCAGCCGCTCGGGCCACATTGGTGGCTGCCAAATCTGGCGCGAACGACGACATTACCTCACTCACCGCGCTAACCACTGCTGTCCCCGTCACCATGGGGGGGACTGGTGGCAAAACTCAAGCGGCTGCTCGTACGGGCCTTGGTCTTGGGGCAGCAGCTGTCGCTGCGATCGTTGGCACGGTAAGCCAGTCTTCAGGCGTGCCAACGGGTTCGATTATTGAGACGAGTACGACAGCCAACGGCACATTCACGAAGTTCGCAGACGGCACGATGATCTGTCGCTCGTCGACCGTTTACGCATCTACCAGCATCCTTGCGGTCGCTGGCGCGGTGTTCAATGGTTCCCCGGCACCGTCGCAGGTCTATCCAGCCGCATTCGTCGGTGTTCCGGCCACCAATCAGTACTTTGAGCCAAGTACCGGCCAAGTGTGGGCGGCAACTACCGGGGTCAGCACAAGCTCACTCTGGTCTGCTGTTTACCCCTTCAGCCAGGTGCAAGTTTCCTCGCTGTCATTGACGCTTCATCGCATAGCCTACGGTCGGTGGTTCTAATGAAAATTCATCTGTCCCCAGTACGCAGCGAGCAGGAAATTGTCGCCACAAAATCGGGCGATTCATTGATCATCAACGGAGAACTGTTCGATTTCTCCCCCATGGGGGATGGCGATACATTGCCGGCCGAGGCGATCAACTCCCCATGGTTTCCGGCCGATGTCGAAAAGCAAGATGGCGAGCTGATCCTGACGTTGCTTTTCCCGATCCCGCGAAACTTCAGTCCCGAGCAGGCTTTTCCTCTGCCAATGGAAAATGTTCCAGATGGCGAAATTGCTTTTCCGCCGGCGCTGCCCGTCATCAACGATCAGGCGATCATCGAGGAGCGGTCATGAGTATCGACTGGACCAAACTCATTACCAAAGCCATGAAGAACGCCGCCGCGCAGGCGGAGCAGTTGGCCTCCGCCAAAGCGGAACTGTCCGTAAAAAACTCGAAGTCCGTCGCTCAGATCAGCCGCATTCAAGACCGAATCAATACGATCGGTTTCGGCATCGATATCGGCGAGGCAACCGCAGAGGACGAAGCCGAACAGGCTGCATTGCTGCTCAACCATAAGGCGTGGAAAACGTACAAGTTCGCGCTGGGCAAGGTGACTGTGCAGCCGACTTGGTATGCCGCACCGGTTTGGCCGGCTGAGCCTCCCACCCCCGTGATCGTCGCCGCGCCAGAGGAGTTCGGCGCCGTTTAACGAAGTGATTCAAGCCTGCATTACGCAGCCCGCCATCGAGCGGGTATTTTTTTGCCTGGAGAAAAGTGATGACTGCAACCGAGAAAGACCGCTCCACCCTTGCTCGCACACTGTGGGGTGAGGCTCGCGGAGAAGGAACGCCCGGCCAGATCGCCGTTGCCTGGGCGATCCGCAACCGAGTGAATGACGGCAAGACCAATTCATGGTGGGGCGAGGGCTATGCCGGCGTCTGCCAGAAGCCCTATCAGTTCAGTTGCTGGAACAAGACCGACCCGAACTATCAGTTCCTGATCGGCGTGAAGCAGATTCCGTTTCGTGAGCTGGCGCAGTGCCGGATCGTTGCTGACCAGGTAATCGACGGAAAGGTGCAGGATCCAACCGGCGGTGCCACGCATTACTACGCCACCAGTATCAAGGCGCCGGCATGGTCGGCGAAGGCCAAGCAGACGCTCAAGCTGGGCGGGCACGTCTTCTTCAAGGATGTGCCGTGATGGTCGTTCCTTGGAAAGCGTTAGGCGTGCTGGTGTTGGTTCTCGCCGGCTTCGGCAGCGCCTGGCAGCTTCAGGACTGGCGCTACGACAAACAGTTGGCCGAGCAATCCCGGTTGCACACTGAAGACTTCAATCAACTCACCCAAGCTGCCGCTACATCACAGCAGGCCGAGCAGGATAAGCGCCGAGCGCTCGAGCAGAGGCTGGCGACCAGCGAGCAAGCACACTTCGAGAAAATGACTGATGCCCAAAAGAATCAAGATCGCCTGCGCGATCGCCTTGCCACTTCTGATCTGCGGCTGTCAGTCCTCCTCGACACGGGTTCAGCCGGTGGCTGTTCAGTGCCTGCCGCCCCCGGCGCCGGCGGCGTGGATCATGCAGTCGTACGCGCCCGACTTGACCCGGCGCATGCTCAAAGAATTGTCGCAATCACCGACACCGGCGACCGCGGACTGATCGCGCTGCAGGCTTGCCAGGCGTATGTGAAGAGTCTGCAGCAGTGATGGCGCCGCGCCATTCTTGCGAGGTCGCAAGCCGTGAACCATCATTTAGACTCGGACTGGATGAATGGTGAACATGGACAAGCAACTGGCGGGCTACTCAATTTTGATGACGATTATTTGGGTTTCAGTCGTTCTTTCCGTGATGTATTGGATGTCGTAGTGAAGGTAATAGGTGGCTGAATTGGAAGGCGTAGTGCTGAGCGAGAAGATGCAGAGAGAAGCGGATCGGCTGCTGGCGCAAATTGTCCGAGCTGATTCGATGATCATCGCTGTAAAGGCGGGAGCACGAGCGGATGGCTTCGTGCTTGGGCTGGACACCGGCGGGGCTCTGCGCGCCGGCGATGCTGAAAGGCTGTACATCATTTTCGAAGCCGCACTGGTGGAGCGCCTGAAAACGCTGGCACGTAGTTAATCAATGCTTTATTGGTCAGGCCGCCAATTCCTAGCACGGCTTCTTCAGCGTGGACCTGCAGGAGCTAGCTTTGTCACAAACCCCTTTCCGGCGCAGGTCGAGCAGTCATCCCGCGCACTAAAGTTGTCGAGACAATCCGGGCAAATACAGAAAGCTGCCGATTCAATGTGAGGTCGCACTTTTTCAAAAGCGCGTAGATTCCGCTCCTCCTGAGCGACCTGTGCTGCATCTATAAGCGCCCGGTAAGCATCGGCATCGGATAGTGGTCGGTGCGTTACGCCATCGATCATTCGTTCGGTCTCTACCAACTGATATCGGCGGCCATTCATTTCCAGCACCAAGCCTGAAATCCGCCCAATTTTCCGAGAAAGATTCAGAGTCAGCCGCATACCATCAGCAGCAGAATAGACCTTGCCGTCGTAGGCGAAGGAAGCGCCGCGCGGTTCATCGCTTTCGAAGTTGAAGATTGACCGGCTGATGGTGCCCAGCAGATTCCCGTTGTCGATCTGAACGACATCATAGGTAGAGGCGCCGCGGTAGTGCCCGGGCGAGTTCTGCAGCTCCTCGACGGCGTGCCAGTACGCGGCGTTTGCCATTTCGTTCATGTCGAATTGCTCAAGCTGGTCGATCAGGCCCTCATCGCGAAGCGTAGCTGCCATCTCGTGGAGGGTTTCCCGATGCCCCTCTGGGTTTTGCATACGGAAGTCCTGATCGTCGAGAGTAGCGCGCCATCGCTGGAGCCGTAGGGTTTTTGCCTGGTCGAAATTCATGCTGCGGGGTTCGCTGTACAAATACTGTATGCGCGTACAGTAATCTAGGCGAGAAAGGTGGGCGAGGGTGAGGCGACGAACTGTAGCGGTGCGGCTGCTTTCGGCCATGAGCGGACGTTTGGAAGCGCCCGCTACCGGCCAATAGCGGACTTTGGACTTATTTCACCTCAACAATACCGAATCTTCAGTGAGGCTTATAATAAGTTCCACACATCAATCTGTAGCAGAATTGGTCGAGTCAGAAACGATGTCATGAATGAGGATTACGAAAAATCTTGGCATCTGGCTGAGCCGGTAATCGTCGTTGAGGACGACTCTATACTTCGCGGCCTGATGATAGATATTTTGTCCGAAATAGGTTTGCGCTCGCAGAGCTTTGATAACGCTGATGGTGCTTTAATTCATATGCTCAGCACGCCGCGCACGTACCCACTGGTGATCGCAGATCACGGTTTGCCCGGCAAGCTCAAAGGTTCGGATTTTATCACGGTGGTGAAGGCGAGATGGCCTAACACTGCCACGATTCTTACCTCGGGATACTCATTGGATCCTACCATCGTACCGCCCTCTACAACGTACTTGGAAAAGCCGTGGTCGATGGACGAGCTGGTGACAGCGGTGGCAAGTTCACTTCAAGCCGATCCCCCGCTTCGTAAGATGTGA